AGAGGGTGTCATGACAGGGTGTCAAGCCACCCTGGTCGACCGAACGGGCGATCTGGTCCCAGTCATCCCCATCCCCAGTCCACCCGATCCCCGCCGCGTCCCACCCGCCCGCGCCCTCTCGCTGGCTACGTTCGCCACCATGAGCCAGCCCCATGCCTACCCCGCGCCGCCACCCCCGACCCCTGCCCCGAAGCGGGCGTGGTGGCGTCGCGCCCGCGTCCTCGCCCCCGTCGCCTTCCTTGCAGGGATCGCCATCGGCGCCGGAGGGAAGGGCACGCCCGCCACCGACGCCGGCCCCGCCACCACCGGGAGCGCCGTCACCGCGACCGAGACGAAGACCGCGACGAAGACCGCGACCGCGGCAGCGAAGCCCGCGCCAAAGCCCGTCCCCGCTGCCGCTGCCGCGTCCATGCCCGACGACGGCACCTACCTCGTCGGGCCCGACATCGCACCCGGCACCTACCGCGCCCCGGGTGGCGATGCCTGCTACTGGGCGCGGCTCAAGGACACCGACGGGGACCTGTCGTCCGTCCTCGCCAACGGCCTCGGCGGCGGCCGGAAGGTCGTCACCATTGCCCGCACCGACAAGGCGTTCGAGACCCGCGGCTGCGGAGCGTGGACCCGCCTGTAGCTCCCCGGACACGCGAACGGCGCGCAGCCCCCTCCAGTCTGGGGCTACGCGCCGTTCTGTGTTCAGGCTAGGCGTGCCCCTGCTCATGGGCGTCCATGCGCCGCTCGAGCTCGGCCACGCGGTCAGCAAGGGAGGGCGCTGCGTCCTCACCCGGCAAGTCCTGCGCCGCGTAGGTCCCGCGGCCGGCGACCGAGACGGCCAACCCTGACGCAACCAGCTCACGCAACGCCCGGACGGCAGTGGAGTTGGACACGGTCCACTGCGCCTGGATGCGGATGACCCCGGGCAGTGCCTCGCCGGGCGCGTACTGGCCGCTGCGGATCCCGGCGGCGAGGTCTTCGTAGACCTGTCGCCACTTCTCCGGCGGGCTCACCCGGCGTGACCGTTCGTGCGCATGCGCTCAGTGTGCCCGACCCGCCAGCGATAGGACTTGCGCACCGCCCAACGTGTCGTGCTACCGTACGCATACGGCACCACACGACAGCGTATGACAGGAGGCGATGTGACCGAGGCAGTTATCCAGGCGCCACGCCTGGCCCGCGTCAGCGAGGCGGCCGTCGCCCTCGCCTGCAGCGAAGACCAGATCCGCAAGTTCATGACCGACGGCACCCTGCCGCGGATCCCCCTCGGCAAGTCCGGCGTCCGCACCAGCTGGGCCGCCATCGACGCCTACGTCCGCCAGGGCGAGCAGAAGGAGCAGGTGGCGTGATGAAGCACCTGCGTGCCCAGCTCGGCGTCCTGTTCGCCGCGTCCCTGCTCATCGCCGTCACCACCGCTAGCAGCAAGGGCGTCCTGTACGTCCCCGCCGTGGTCGTGATGGTCCTGGCCGGGGTCGGCGTCACCGCACTCGTCATCACCCGGGGAGGCACCTCATGACCAGCGTCTACAGCGCCGACCTGCCGGACCCCACTCCCGCCGAGATGCGGCGCATCGTCCGCTTCCTGTGGGGTGCCTACGGCCTTGCCCTGGCCGCCGCAGTCGCATCCTTCGCTGCGATGGTCGCCACCGGCGACATCAGCTTCCTGGTGGCGTCGCTGACGCTCTGCGCCGCCGCCTGGACCGTCACGGGCCCCCTCGACGGCGCCCGCAGCGACCTTCGCGCCGACGAGGCCGCAGACAGGGCGGGTGTGTCGTGATCGACCGTCGCGTTCCGGGTCGCAGCAAGCTTCCCAAGCCCGCCAAGCCCACTCCGCGTGGCGGTTCGGCAGGCTGGCCCTGCGGCTTCTGCCCGCAAGTCTTCCCGTCACACTTCCAGCTCCGTAGCCACCGCTCCTCCTGCATGCGGAGAGCGTCGTGATCGGCCTCGACTCCCTCGCCGACCTCGACCTCGACGGCGCCGAGTGGATGACCCGCGGGCTCTGCGCGCAGGTCGGCGGAGACGAGTGGTTCCCCGACAAGGGCGGCAACACCCTCGCCGCCAAGGCCGTCTGCCGTCGCTGCCCCGTCATGGAGCAGTGCCTGCAGTACGCCGTCGAGCGGTTCGAGTGGGGTATCTGGGGGGCGACCTCCGATGAGGAGCGGCAGGCCATCCGCCGACAGCGGCGCCGGGCCGACCGAGGCCAGGTGGCGGCGTGATCGCGCACCTGGCGAGCCTGTCCTGGGCCACCCGCTGGAACCTCGTCCTCGCCGCGCCTGTCGTCCTCGGCCCCTTCGCGGTCGCCCGATTCGGTGGCGTCTCATGGGGGTTCATCGGTGCCGTCTACGGCGGGGCCGTCGCCCTCGCGCTCATCCTCGTCGTCGCCGTAGGTCCCGCGATCCGGCGCAGCTACCGGTACGACCTCCCGCCGAACGTGGACGTGTTCTCTCCCGAGCGAGTCCGGGTCGCCAGGGAGCGGGACCGCGCCGAGGTCGCCGCCATTGAGGCGGGGGAGCGGAAGGCTGCATGACCAGGCTGCGGCTCGTAGAGGAAGACGCGATGGGACTCGTCCGCGGCGAGGTCAGCCGCGACGTGAAGCCCCGCGACCGACTCGCCTGCCTGCTGGTCCTGCGCAACGAGGTGAAGGCACGCGGTCTGGGGGATTGGACGCGGTACCGGATCGACGCGTGGGACGCCTACGCCGGCTGGATCGAGCACCGCCCCCAGTAGCCGCACAGTCAGGGGGTCCGTCAGGTGTCAGGGGGTGGCTCCCTACGTGCGTGGGCGCGCGAGGCGGAGCACGAACACCGTCAGGACCTGACACCCCCCCCCTGACACCCATCCCGACCCACTGCACCCACCACAGAAAGGAAGGCGAGCCCGTGAGGGCATACACGTACGCGGCGCTCCTGACCGCTGTCGCCGTCGGGCTGCTGACCCTCGCGGGGCGGCTGAACTTCGGCAACAGGCAGGGCGTCATCATGTCGATCGTCGGGCTGGTCGCGGCTGTCCTGGCGTTGGTCGCCGGATACTGGGCGACCGCCACGGCGCTGTACCGGTTCATCGGGTACGTCATCGGGTTGAACCCATGGCTGCGGCTGGCGATCGCCGTGGGACTGGTCGTGGGACTGTTCCTCGCGGTCGAGGCTGTCCTGCCGCAGAACCTGGCCCCTGGGTCGTCGGTCGCGGTCCCGGTGGTCCTTGTCCTGCTGGTCCTGCCCTCGGCGTTGGCCCAGGGCGCGATCCCGGGGAAGTTCGGCCGCAACGTCAGCCACGTCGTGAACCAGATCAGTGAGCCGGCCCGGCAGCAGACGAGCGGGTGGTTCGGGTGATGGGACTGGTCCGGGCCTGCGTGGTCCTGTTCTGCCTGATCGTCGCTGGGCGGTACGCCTGGAAGCTTGTCCCGGATGGTCCCGCGAAGGCCAGGACAGGCCGGGTCGCGGGTGGCCTCGGTGCGGGCGCGAAGGCTGTCCCGGGCGGGTTCAAGGCTGGGGCCAGCCAGCGGTGGGCCAGATCGGTACAGCCCGGCGCCGTGAGCAAGAAGCTGTCCCAGCGCAAGGCGGGGCGAGCTGTCCTCGCTGCGGGGAAGACCGCGAAGGCGGTGGGCCTGGCAGGTGCAGTGGGTGCCGCCGGGACAGCCTCCGCGTGGCGCCAGGCCAAGGAGGCCTACAAGGCCAGGACAGCCGCTGGGACACCCGGCGAGGACAGGCAGGACACCCCGCAGGCACAGGGCCAGGACACCCCCCCGGGACAGGTGTCCCCGGCGGTCGAGGACAGTCCGCAGCTCGACAGTGAGGCGTCCATTCGGGACCGCTGGACGCCCGAGTGGAACGCCATGCACCCCGCCCCCCTGACGGACAAGGAGCGCCGCTTCTGGACCCTGCGGCACGGCGGGTACACCGGCCCCATCGACCAGGACGGCAACCGCTTCGCAGGGGACTGGCCGTTCCCCACACCCATGGACCCGCCAGCCGGAACCAGCCCGGCAGGCCGCACTGCACCTACCCCGACGAACGGAGCACCCATGCCTGTCCCCACCGAGCTGCGCACCCACACCGCCGTCCAGGACTTCGCCCAGCAGATCGACGCCCTGACCATCGCGTCCGACTTCATCGTCGTCGCCGCGAAGGCCCACGTGATCGGCGAGCAGTCCCGCGCCGGCGGGTTCGGCGCCGAGATGGACTCGGCGGTCGACGAGCTCGAGGCGACCGCCCGCCAGTTCGCGTCCGCAGTGGACTCACTGCGGGAGCAGGCGAGCAAGCTGGCGAAGACGTCCATGTCCGTCCAGGGCAGCTAGCGGTCATGCACAGGCATGCCGAGGAGTTCGGCTGGTGCCAGGACTGCGCGTCAGGCGCCGACATCCTCGGCGAGTTCTGGATCAAAGGCCGCCTGGTCTGTCGTCGCCATCTGCGGGCCAATTACGACCCCAACGAGCCGCGGGCAGGGCTCTGCAGGTGCGGGTCCTGCTGGCAGCCGGCCACCGTCGACATCACCTACAAGGACTGGACCCAGGTCCGGCTCTGCGTGGAGTGCGCGGAACACCACAAGTCGCTCGGAGAAGCCCAGCCCACCCGCACCCTTGAAACGACACGAGATGAGGACAACATGACCACGAGCACCCCACCCCCGCCCATCCCTGCGGGCAGCACCACGCGTCTCGTCGGGATGAGCGGGCCCGACACCCCTGAGCGGGCAGCCGCAGACTGGCGCGCGGCGAACGCGTCGCTGCGTGGCTCGAGGGGGCGCGGCGAGACCCCCAACCTCACGCCCGAAGAACGCCAGGACCTCCTGCGCAGGGGTTACGACGCGGACAAGGTCTGGCAGAGCCGCGAGGACGAGCGCCGGATGGCGGGGATGGCCAGCGCTTCCCGTTGGCACGACGTCGGCGGCCCCGCGCAGGGCGGTGGTGAGTTCGGCGACCTGGCGTCCGTGCGCAGGTTCGCCGAGCAGATCAGTGCCCTCGGCGACGGCTCTGACTTCGTGCAGGTCATCAAGGCGTGCGCGGGGCTGCAGGACGTGGTCCGTGACTTCGGCGGCGACATGAATCGCGAGGTTGTCGCGTTCGTTGAGGCCGCCACCGCGGTCGCACGGGACGGGGAGGCGCTGCGCGAGCACGCGACGCACGTCGCTGACCTCGCTCGAGAGCTGTCCGGCGACTGACCTCGCCGGGCAATCGGGCCCGCCGAGCCGCCGTCCCGGCTCGGCGGGCCACCCCATCCCTGAACCCCACCTGAACCTCACCTAACCCCTGAAGGAGGCACCGATGCCGCTCGTCACGATCGCCCGCCCGGCGCCTCCCGCCCCCGCCCCGCCCGGCCGCGCCCCCGGCGTCGCCGTCCTGCGGTTCCTGTTCTGGACCGCCACCCTCAAGCCCCTCGTCCAGGGCGTCACCCTCACCGGGATGACCCTGTACTGGCTGGGCAACCAGACCGCCCGTGGCCGCTACCGCTACCACCTGCGGCCCGTCTACTTCGCTGCCACCGCCTGCTACGTGTCGTGGTGGACGCCGTGGGTGTGGCTGGCGCTGGGGTTCGCGTTCGACCTGTGGCGCGAACCGAAGCGGTGGATCAGCGCGCTCGAGCAGACCCGCCTGCGCCGCGCCTGCGCTGCCGCCGCCGCCTGGCAGGTGTGGCTCGACGCCACCCCCGACATCGACTGGCGCGTCCAGGCCGCCCTCTGGGTCGCCGTCACCGTCGGCGCCCTGTGGCCGTTCTGGAAGGGCCGCGCGTGGATGCTCCGCGACGACCGCCCCGAACCCATCCAGGCCCACCCGCTGGTGGAGCAGTGGGAGTGGGAGGTCGCCCAGCACCCCAAGGCCGGGCCCCTCGCCCTCACCGAGCTCCGCCACGACCCCGCCACCGACAGGTTCCACCTCCGCGCACCCATCGACGGCGACGACGGCGTGGAAGGCGCATCGGAACGGGCGTGCCGGCTGCTGTGCCGCCCCCGCGGGACCGTGTCCATCTCCCCGGACCCCGAGGGCGACGCGAACGACTTCCTCGTGGCCGTCACCGACCGGCACGACGCGTCCGTGGTGCGGTACTGGTCCGACGGGAACGTGTCCGAGCGGGGCGCGTTCGAGTCCGCCGACTCCGCCGACGGGCGTGCTGCTCTCGCCGCGCTCCGTGGCCCCTCAGGCGCCGCGCACGCCGTCATCCTGGCGCCGTCGCGTCACGGCAAGGGCATCGTGATGCGCCAGTTCGGCGTGGCCCTGGCCCGCTGGGATCAGGCGTTCCTCGCCATCGCTGACTGCAAGGGCGAGCACGAGGGCGGCGCCGGCGTCCCCGAGCTGCGCGCCGGCGCTGACGTGTACGGGTGGACCCGCGACCAGTGGCGGTGCGTGGTCGAGATGTCCCACGAGGTGTTCTCCGCCCGCGCCGGCAGGTACGGGCGGGCGGGGCGCAACTTCTACCACCCGGACGCAGTGGTCGACGGCTACCAGGACCCCCTGTTCGCCACGATGATCGACGAGATGCGGAAGATGAACAAGGTCTGGGGGCGGGCCGTCATCGGCAAGCTCGAGGACATCGCCTCCCAGGGCGCCAGCTTCGGCTGCAACCTCATCCTGAACACCCAGAAGGGCGACGGGGAGTCCCTCGGTTCCACGGCGTTCCGTAACGACCTGCGCGGCAACGGCACCGTCTACATCGGCCGGTACGCCGACGCCCAGGCCGCCAGGGACGCCACCCAGGGGTTCGACGTGGACCCCACGAGGCTGCCCGCTGCCGCTGGCTGGTGGTTCATCAAGTCGTCCCTGCATGCGGTGCCGCTGGTGCCGATGCGGGCGAGGATGCTGCCGACCCGCGATGAGCTGGAGTTCATGGACTTCGCCGCGCCGCACGGAACGGTGGAGGACTGGCTGGCGGAGACGCGGGTGGCGAAGCTGCACCCGGACGACGAGGCGATCGTGGCGCGGTGGCTGCCGGAGTTCATGGACGCCGAGCCCGAGGCCGCACCAGCCGCGGAGCCGATCCGCGAGGTCGTCGAGGTCGCTGCCGGCGTTCACGTCGAGGAGCCCCGCCGCCTCGCCCTCGTCCCCCCCCAGAGCGGGGGGCGCACGGCCCGCGAACTCATCCCCGATGTGCTGCGCACGGCGGGTCACGCACTCACTCGCGGGGAGATTGCCGACAGGATCGGACAGAACCCCACCTATGTCAGTGGGCTGCTCAAGGAGATGGAGGGCAAGGCCGTGAAGCGTGCGACCACCCCAAAGGGCGAGCCCGGCTGGACGGTGGCGGCGGCATGAGTCCCGCGCGCAAGAGGTGGCCGCTGATCGTCATCGGCGCGGCGGCAGGTGCGTCCACGTGGTCGGGGTGGGTGGGCCTCGGCTCCCTCACGGGGTTCGGTGTCGTGAAGCCGTTCCCTGGCATCGCCGACAACGTCGCCCTGAACACAGCGATCACGCTGCCGATCGGCGTGGAGGCGTACGCCATCTACGCCCTCTATGTCGCCACCAGCTCGGAGCGCCTCACTGATCGGGCCCGTGGGTTCGCATGGGCCTCGAGCGGGGCGGCTCTGGCCCTTGGCATGTTCGGGCAGGCCGCGTACCACCTGATGGCGGCGGGGGGGATCGCGTCCGCTCCGCCGTGGGTGGTGGTGGCCGTGTCCTGCCTGCCGGTGCTGGTTCTCGGCGCGGCGTCCCTGCTGTGGCACCTCGCCGGGGAGGGTGCCACAGACACGGCCCAGGCAGAGACGACAACGGATGGGACTGCGGAACTGCAGGCGGCGCTCGACGAAGCCGTCGAGCGCCTGCGCCAGGCCGAGGATGAGACGCACCGCGCCGTCGATGCCGCCGTCGCGGCTGTTCTCGCTGAGCAGGAAGCGCTCCGCGCCAAGGCCGTCGCGGACGCCATCGCTGCACTCAAGGGCCGGCAGAGTCCGCCCCCGCCTGTGACGGTGCCCGACACCGAGCTCGACCGCATCATCCGCGCCGCCCTCGCCGACAGTCCCGACGCTGGGTACACCACCGTCACGACCGCCATCAAGGACGCCGGGTGGTCCGTCGGCAACACCGGCCGCGTCAAGGACGCCATCCGTGCCGCCAAGAACCCGACCCTGCGCGTCGTCGCAGGCGGACAGTAGAGGAGGACGGCATGAGGCGACGGATCTACGTGTGGCGCTGCGAGTACTGCGCCTCGTCGTTCCGCAATCGCATGGCCTACGACATCCACGTCGACCGGTGCGTACACCGATCGCGCCGCTAGTCCCGAGGAGTAGACATGACCACCTGGGAGCGTGAGGAGTGGGCTGCGGCCCGCCGCGCCGACTACGCCCGGCCGCATCCCGACGGCTGCCTGTGCCTGGACCGCGCACGAGACGAGATCGGGGAGGACGAATGAGCGAGAACCTGGCAGTCCGAGCGGCGCAACTCTCAACTCTGCCTGAACGCATCGGCGGCGACGTCGTCAGCAGGTTCGGCGGCGTCCTGCGCTGCGCTACGTGCAGGCGGGAGGAGAAGCCTCTCGGCCGCTACATGGCTATCGGCTGGCCGACGTGCTGTCACGGCCACGCGATGACGTGGTGGACGCAGCGGCAGCTCGACGCTGGGGAGGATGTGTGACCGCCCGCCCGGCGGCCCTGGTCCTCGCTGACCACGCCCTCGCCCGGGTCCGCGCCGGCGACCAGGCCGGGGTCCGCGCCATCTGCCTGTGCGACCACCCCGAGCACCAGGCCGACATGCTCGCCGAGGCGGGGCTGCTGGCGTCAGTAGGGGACGACGAGAGGGCGGAGAGCGCGTGAGCGACATCCAGGCCCGCATCATCGCCCAACTTGAGCACCTCAACGAGCACGCCGCCGAGGCCAAGGCTGCGGTAGACGGGCCGTACCTCCAGGGGTACCTGGAGGCGATACGCCACGCCCTGGACTTGGTGCGGAAGTCCACGGACACGCCGTGCGAGACACCGACGGAGAGAGTGCCCGCCGAGCGGGCCGACGACAGGAGGACGACGTGAGCCAGACCGAGACCCACGACTGCCACACCGACCCGCGATGCTGCGGCGACTGCGGGACGCACGGCGGATGCCGCTGCGACGGCGGAGTCCTCGACCCCGGGCGACTCGCGTGAGTCGGCCAGAGGAGTACGTGAAGGCGGTCATCCAGAAGGCCCTGGAGGACAGTGCCGAGTTGGGCACTGAGCGCCGCGCCGACGCCGTGTACCGGATGCTCGTGGCCGGGAACATGCTCGCCACGCACTACCGGCCGCAGGAGTGCGGCGAGAGCGGGGATCACGGGCCGCATGAGTACCTGCATCGCGGGGCGCTACGTGCGCAGTGCCAGGGGGCCGGTGCAGGCGAGGCGCCCGACGTTCTCGCCATGTTCTGACACCACCGACCGCCCGAAACTAGCGTTTCGTGATCAAGGAGACCTGACGTGAGCGCGATCCTGCTGGATCTGATCCGCAAGGCCAAGGCTGGCGACGAGGTCGCAGCCGAGGAGGTGCGCGCCGTGCTGGCGCTCCTGTGTGAGCAGGACCGCGACCTCGCGGCGCGGGAGCGAGCGTTCCGCGCGGAGTGGCGTTGGGGTGCGGTCGTGGTGGAGCCGTCGATCCGGGGCGTCGTCACGTCCGTCTGCTGATCTTGCTAACCCCCGAGAATATTCCATTCTCAGTGGTAAGATAGCGGGGACCAGCAGGAACGCCAGTCACTGAACGCCACCGACAGGAGACACACCGTGAGCGAGACTCCCACTGTCGCCCAGCGGATCGAGTACGCCGTCGACTCCGCTCTCGACCGTTCCGAGATGGCTGCACGAGGCACCCGGCTGGAACTACCTCTGCGCCCCGCGTTCTTCATAGCCGCTCGCGTCGTCGACTGGGCTGAGCGGGCTTGCCGCCTGGGGCGGCAGTCATGACCGCCCTCCGCTTCGTCACGCACGATGACGGCAGCACTGGCATCGCCGACTGCCTGCCCACCGACGCCTTCCAACCCGGTCAGCGCGTCTGGACCGCCTTCTTCGGTGACTGCACGACTGGGACTGTTCAGAGCCCGCCTCTGTGGTGCGCCTCCGTTTACGTCCTCTGGGATGGCGCCGCCACCCCCATGTGGATCCACCCCGGCCGCATCGAGCACATCGCGCGATGACCAGCACCTGCCCTCATTGCGACCCCGATCACGGGAGTCCGGCTCGGACGGCCTGGGGCGTCAGGGTCGACGCCGTTGTCGATGGAGACGGGCAGCCCACGCGCCTGATCGTCCAACCGACCGCCGGAGCGCATGTCGCGCACGATGACGCGCTATGGCTGTGGCGCCTGATCCGTGAGCGAGACGTTGAGTTCTCCGACAGGCCGCTCGACCTCGGACCCGACGGCCTGCCGAGGCTGGCGCCATGACCTCCACCGACCTCGCCACGGCGTCCCCGGTCACCCTCTCCCCCGTCCGCCCCGACGCCGCCCTGATCCTCGCCGAGCTCAAGGCGAAGGCCGACGAGCACGCCGACAACTCGCGCAAGGCGTCAACGTGGCGGGTGTACGAGACGGACTGGAAGCTGTACGTCGAGTGGTGCGGCAAGCACGCCCGAACCGTGTTCCCCAGCCCGGACGACGCCACCAGCGAGGGCGCGACCCCCGCGCAGTACGTGTCCGAGACGATCCGCCTCTACCTCACCGCCCTCGCCGAGCCGAACGGCGACCGGCCCGGGCTGGCGGCGTCCACGCTGACGAAGAAGCTGTCCAGCATCAGCGTCGGCTACGCCCACGCCGGCGTCACCGCCCACAGGCAGATCGTGTGGGCCGAGCAGGTGGTGTCCGTCCTCACCGGCATCCGCAAGGCGCAGGCCGACGCTGGTAGGCGCAAGCGCAAGAAGAAGGCCATGCGGACCAAGGACCTTCGCCGCATCCTCGCCACGTTCGCCAGCGACCCGCTCGACGTTCGGGATCGGGCGCTGCTGCTGGTCCTGTTCTCCGGAGCGTTCCGCCGCTCCGAGGTCGCCGCCCTCGACATCACCGACTTCACCGTCGTCGAGGACGGGCTCGAGGTGGTCCTGGGCCGGTCGAAAACGGACCAGACCGGCGAGGGGAAGACGAAGGGTCTCCCCTACGGCTCACACATGGCCACGTGCCCTGTGAGGTCGTGGCTGGCGTGGCTCAAGGTCTACGGCGTCACGGAGGGGCCCGCGTTCCCGTCGATGGACCAGTGGGGCAACCTCAAGGCCCTCGGGGGCCAGCCGCGCAGGCTGGATGGCCGCGACGTCGCGGAGGTCGTGAAGCGCCGCGCCGCTGCCGCTGGCCTCGCCGGGGACTGGGGTGGGCACTCCGGCCGCCGCGGGTTCGCCACCGAGGCGTACGCGCAGGAGGTGTCCGAGATGGACATCATGCAGCAGGGCGGGTGGAAGTCGCCGAACGTGATGCGCGGCTACCGCGAAGAGGCCGGCGTGTGGAAGCACAACGCGGCCACGAAGCTCGGCCTCTGATCTCGCACGGATCTTATGCACTTGCAGCGCGAGATCGACTCGGGGGACCTGACCGTCAGTACACGTCCACTCACGAGAGGTAGCGACATGAGGACCAACACTGTCCCCCCGGCCGTGTCAGACGAGATGTATGACGTGGGCTGCGCGGCCCTTGCCAAGTACGTCGACCCGTCCACGGGCGAGGTCAACCTGACCGCCTACCAGGCCGCGATCCGCGTGCTGGACGCGGTCATGCCTCCCGCCCCGGCGGACGCGGAGTTCACCACCCTTGCCGCCGCGGTCGACTGCGACACCGCCGAGACGGTCCGATGGGAGATCGCGGAGACGTTGGACAAGTGCGCCGGGACGAAGGAGCGACTGCTGGAGCAGATCCGCAACGGCGAGGACTGCGGCACTTGCCCGCCGGGCTTCCTCGCCGTCGTGATGCAGGCGGAGAAGCTGGCCCGGGCGTTGGGCGTCGCACTGGACCTGCTGAAGGTCCCCGCACTGCCCGCTGAGGTGGCGTCGTGACCGACGTGGCGGATCTGGTCGCGGATGTCGTGCGGCTGCGGCCAGCGAGCTTCCGCTACTACGTGTCGAGCGCGGCGTTCAAGGCGTACGTGGATTCGTGGGCGCCGCTGCTCGAGGAGGTGCGTGCCGAGTTGCGGGCGTTGCAGATGCCGGAGCGGATGGTCGAGGACCGCCTGCGGGGCGTTGTCGGCCGGACGCTGGAGGGGGCGGAGCGGGCGGCGGCGGAGGATGCGGCGCGGATGCAGGCCGTGCTGCACGACATGGAGCGGGCCCCCGTACGTGTGTGGCTAGACGACCAGGCGTTGGCCAACCTGAGGATCGGGCCGTGACGGCGCATGTGTCGGTGCCGCGCGGGAGGCTGGCGTGATGGGCGTCGCCATCCCCGGTGAACGCATCAGCGAGCACGAGGCGTCCTGCGCATGTTGCGGGGGTCGCCTCCGCCGCAAAGACGACCGCTCGATGTGGTGGCACGACGACGGTATGCTCGCGTGCCCATCCAGCGAGGTGCGCTCCGGTGGCTGACCTTGCCTCTCACCCCATCGAACGCGGCGACGCCGTCGTCGTCGTTGCCGGCCGATGGGTCGGACGGCGAGGGCACTACGTCGGGGCGACTCTGCGCGAAGCTGCCGACGAGCTACTGCACTACGTGGAGTTGTACCCAACGGCTCGGGCTCGGGCGCGAGGAGTCCGAGTGCTGCGATCGGCGATACGCCATGACTGACGCCCCCTCCCCCGCGCCGCCCGCCTGCCCGCACTGCGGGCGCCGTAACAGCGGCGTCCTGTGCAACCCGCCGGCGGAAAGCCTGCCGCGTCGTGGGCTGCCGTGCCAGGTGCTGGTGGCGGAGTGGGGGCATCCGACGCCGTGTGTGGAGTGTGAGGGGTTGGCGGGGCCGGAGTTGGACATGCCGGGGCTGGTGTGGCTCGCGGCGAAGCTGGGGACGACGTGGGATGCCCCCGAGATGGTGGAGGCAGTGACGTGGACCTGACCGAGTTCCTGCGCGGCCGGCTGGATGAGGACGAGCGGGCCATCCGCGCCGATGCAGGGCTGGGTCTCGCTTACGGCTGGCCCGCGCGGCTCTTGGCCGAGGTCGAGGCGAAGCGGGCCGTCCTGGACGCCTACCATCTGCGTCGCGAGCAGGGCGCCCTGCCCGGCGGTGAAGTCATCGGCTACCACGCCACCGGCATCCTGGTCGCGATCCGCGCGCTCGCCCAGCCCTACCGCGACCATCCCGACTATCGACTGAGCTGGGACGGCTGAGGTTGTGGTGGCGCGGCGCGAGGACTGCTTCCTCGAGCGCCGCGCCACCGGCTCCCCGACGGGGGGACGGGGGCAGCAACGACGATACGTGCCAGGGACCGCTCAAGTCCTGGCCTCAGGCGCCGATGAGGTAGGTACACAACCTCAAGGGCCCGTCCGGAGCTCCCCGCAAGGTGCTGGTAACACCAAGCGGATCAACACTCAACGGACAGGCCCCCGATCAGAGCCACTAGGAGGCCCTGATGTCGAAGCACCTTGCCACGCCCGCGTCCAGCGGCAACGACGACGCGCGCCGCTCCACTGAACTGCCGACCCTGCCGAAGCACCGCGAGAAGGACTTCCGTCCCCGCGGTTACCGCGCCGTCGGGACCATCGACCTGCCCGGCCTCCCGTCGGTCAACGTCATCGACGTCGCCGACCTCGACGAGGCCGCGGAGGCGTTCGGTTCGCTGCGGCTCCTCGCCGACGTGATGGCCGACGGCGCCAGCCGGGGCGTCGCGGAGATGGCGTCGTCGCTGGCCGGGTTCTGGGCGCAGCGGATGCGGGTCCTTGCGGCCGGCGCTATGGCCCTGGCGCTGGTTGTGGGGCTGGGGGCGCTGTCGGTGGGGTTCTCCCCCGCGGCGTCGGCCGCCACAGCAGGGAAGACGTGGTCGTCGGCGTCCGCCGTCCCTGCGATCGAGAGCCCCGAGCCTGACCCTGTGCCGCACCCGCCGGTGAAGCACCGGACAGCGTTCGCCAAGGGCGCCTGGTTCAACCAGGGCGGCGGCGTCCTGTTCGTCGCAGCTCCCTTGAACGAGTTCGTGCCGTCCTGCGGGTGGGTCCCCTCCCCCTGGTCGCCCGTGCAGGTGCAGGTGCTGCGCAAGGGCCGCTGGGTCGTGGCGCGGACCCTCGTGACCCGCTCGAGCGGGTACGCGTCGGGGATGGTGCGTCTCGGCGGCGGGCTCCACACGGTGCGGGTCGTGCACCCGGGGTCGCTGTGGACGCTGCGGACGGTGGGGACGACGCGGCGGGTGGTGGTGACGACAGAGCCGATGGACATCGACTAGGCGGCAAACGCAGCGATGCCCCCCACCTCAGGCGAGGTGGGGGGCATCATGCTGTGCAAGTGAGCGGGGCGGGCGTCGGGGGCCGCACCGCCCCGCTCACACTTACGGTAGTCAACGACACGGAGCGTCGTCGTGTTACACGACGGTAGTTCGCCCGTACGGCCTACCAGTGGCTGGTTAGGACGGCCAGTGTGGCGATGACGCAGTACAGGCCGACGATGAGGACCAGGCCGGGGTCAAGGCGCCGCAGGACCGCCAGCGGCGACCTACGTGCCCGATGCCGCGCCACCGGGCACCGGCTTGCCACCTCGTCCATCCCACGCTGCAGCGAGGCCAGCGGCGATGAGGTCAGCGGTGAGGTTCGCCGTGCCGTCAAGGGACTCGATGTCCCCCATCCACCGCCCGTACGGGTCTTCGGGGTCCTTGTGGGTGGTGACGGCGACCCAGCCCTGTGCGTCGCCGTGCCGGATGAGCCAGCGGACGACGAACTCCGTCGCCGCCGCACCTTCCGGCGTCCCCCGCTCAGGGGCGTTGCAGCCACGGAGACGGACAGGGATGGTGGCGGTCATCCGCAGACCGGCGTCGACCGCGAGGCGGAAAGTGTCGCCATCCACGACCTTGACGGGCGTCGCGCGGTAGCGATAGGTCCAGGCGGCCGTCACAGCCGGTCGGTGGCGCCGGGGCTGTACGGGAAGTCGCTGTCGCGGTTGCGGGACTGGAACAGCTGCGAGTCGGGGTCGGCCGGGGCGTCGCTGGTCGTCTCAGCGGCGGGCGCGGGCGACGGCGGGTTCGACGGCGGGCTGAGGTAGAACATGACCAGGGCCGTGGCGGCGGCGAGGCCGGCGACGGCGAACGCCTCGTTCCAGTCGACGGACAGCAGGCTGGTGAGGTCGTTGACCCCGGCGCCGGCGAGGACACCGGCGAACGCCGAACCGGCGCGGTCGAGGATGACCTTCCAGATGGGGTCGCCCGGCTCGCTGCGGAGCTTCAGCCCGATCTTCACGAGGGTGGTGACGACGGCCATCGCCAGCATGACGAGGGTGGCCTTGAGGTCGTGGGACGCGCCGGCCGCGGTGAGGACCAGCAGCAGGCTGGGCCCGAACGTCTGGACGAGCTGCCGGACGACCCGCTCGACGACGTCCTGGGGGCGGGAGCCGGGCGTGGGGACGGTGGTGCTCACGGTGCCTCCTGGGCGCGTACGTGTAGCCCGGCCGCCGGGTGGCGGTCGGGTCAGTGGTGGGGGCAGGGCTAGCGGGCGGTGCCGCAGCCGAACGTCGTGTACAGCAGCCGGGCGTTGGCCTCGAGGTCCTTACCGCGGGGCGTGGAAGCGCGGGCCTCACCCGGCGTCGGGATCAGCAGGCTCACCATCGGGCACCACTGCCGGTTCGACTTCTCGATCGCGGCCTGGTTGTTCAGGGAGACCGTGTATGCGGCGGCGATGCAGCAGACGAGGATGACGGCGCCAGCGGCGAACAGCCACGCCAGGAGGGCGGTGCGGCGCCGCAGTTCCCGGCGGATGCCCTCACCCTCCTTGCGTAGTTCCCCCACTGCGTTGGCCAGGTTCTGGATCCGTTCCACGACCCGCCTTTCGGATCAGCCCCGGTAGCCTGTCAATCTCTCGGTACAACTGCTCGACGGCGTCGTCGAGCTTGCCGACCCATGCGACGACGTCGGCCTTGATGGCGAGGTCGGGTGGGAGTCGGTCAGGGTCGCCCCCCGGCACCGCCTTCACCGCCTGTCTCGTAGGACGGCGGACACGTCGGCGAGGACATCGGTGACGCGGCCGACGACTTCAGTGACTCGAGTGGTGGCCTCGGTGGCTTTCGTCAGCACAGGGATGACCTCCGTGCGCATGAGGCGGTTGAGCTCGTCCTTCTCGCTCTCGGCCTTTTCTGCACGGGCTCTCTCCCTGTCGGTGGCGTCCCGTTCCCGCTTGATCGCACCGTAAGCGAACCAGAGGAGGACGAGGAGGATCGCTCCGATCGCGCCGTATTGGACGAACACTCCCTGGGTGCTGCTGAGGGGGTCGGCCACTGCGGTCATGCCTTTGGTTCAGTATGGCGGTGGGGCGGGGGGCGCGTGGGCACGGTTGGTTCCTTCCGTGTCTGCGGCTCCCCCGAGCGGCTTGCGGGTGGTGCTACCTGACGAGCCGCGAACTGATCTCGTCCACGATCTCCTTGCGGAGCCGGGCGACGTCCGCGTCGCTGAGCCCGCCCGCGACGGTGCCGCCCGTGGGGAGGGCCGCGCGGACGGCTTGCGCGATCTGCTCCGGTGTCGGCCCGGTGCGGCGGTACAGGACGTCGAGGGCGGCGCCGACGGTGATGGTGGAGCCGCCGAGGATCTGGTTGTGGACGGCGCGGGCGATGCGGGCCACGTCGTCTTCGGTGAGGGGCATGTCGTCCTCCTGGGGGCCGGCGGCGAGGCGCATCATCCGGTCCCACGGGAACGCGCCAGGATCCCCGTGCAAGTTTTGGGGGGCATGCTGGTGCCCTAGCCAACCGCTGTAGGTGTCCCATTGAGCGCTGCTCAAGCGGACCCTGGTAGCGCCGTAGGACGCCGGGTAGGGCAGCCACGTCGGGGCGCGCAGCGGGATGCCGTAGGCGTCCGACAGGGGCTTGATGAGCTTGTGGTACAGGTCGAGTAGCACGTCGTCGTCGGCGCCTGGCCAGTAGTAGCCCGGCCCGCCCTTCTCGGAGGTGCCGATGAGTTCGAACTGGAACGCGAAGTCGGTGTTGGTGGCTTGCTGTCCAGCGGCGTGGACGAGGGCGAAGCTGGCGCGGCTGAACGGAATGTGCTGGCGGATGGTCACGCCCTTGCCCGGAGTGGGCATGATCGTGGCGTGGGGGGCGTCGGCCCAGTTGCGGTATCCCGGCCAGCTTGAGCTCTCCGTGGTGTGGAGCACGCCCTTGGGGTCGGTCGTCTCGGCCCATGCGAGGGCTCGGCCGTGGGGGTCGCGGACGGCGGCTGGTAGCCAGTCCAGTGGCATGGCGTCCCCTCCCTAGTCGGCGAGCACGGCGAGAACGTCAGGGCGCCCCGCGATGACGGACGCGAAGTACCTGTGTCGGCCGTCCTCGATGCGGTACAGGCCGCCGTCGAGGGCGGTGACGGTGATGGGGTCGGCGTCCTCGGTGGTGGTGCGGTACCGGTGCGCCAGAGAGTGCAGCACCCAGGGCGACATCCCGACGGTCACCGCGGGCTTCAGGAGCAGCCGGTCCACCGGGATCCGCATCCCCACCCCTCTCGTCGCCCGACTGGTTAGGCCGTGGCGAAGTAGGCCTTCTGGCTTGAGCGGATCGTCGCCTGGTCCAGCGCGGCGAAGGAGAACAGCACCTCCGACACGCGCAGCCCGTTCACGCTGGCATAACCCGCGGTCCCCAACATGCTGAGCAGGAGGTTCGTGGCGGTGATCGTGCCGCCAGGTACCGTTCCACTCACCTGCGCTCCGTCGACCGCGAGAACAGCCGACCCGTTCGACGTGAACGAGTAGACCTGCTGAAGCTGGTCATACACCGCTGTTTGTAGAAGGTTCGAGCTCTGCCTGAGCAGGCGCCACTGCTGGGTGGGTGACGTGTTCCCGTTGCGCATGATCAACGCGATTCCGTCCGCTACGGTGCTGTCGATGTTCGACGCGCCGACAGCGCTCACGAGACGCGGCGAGGTGGTCGCGGACAGGCTCGGATGGCTCGCGACAGCGGCGGCATTGGCGATGTTCGATGTGCTCGCGGTGAACGCGGCGGTGAGCATGCCGCGCGTGTCATCCGTGGCAAGCAGTGACGGCTTGCTGTTCTTCGTGTCGACGGCGCCGCTGGCGTAGATGCGCCACATGCGGGCCTGCGTGGTCTGCGCCAGGTCGCGGCCATTCCCGGACTGGTCGTACCACTTCGAGACGTAGCCGGTGGTGCCTGAGCAGAACGTCCCCAGCGCTGTCGTGTCCAGATCGCCACCCGAGGTGAAGCCGATGTCCTGTTCGGTGCTGTCGGAGGCGCGCTGGACGCGCAGCGCCGAACCCCCGTAGGCCGTGCGCAGCTTCCGCACGGAGAACGCCGCGAACGGCGTGGCCGAGTCGAGCAGCAGGGGTGTCGACGGCGCCGCCGCCTTGTTCGCCTCGAGCAGTCGGAACGCGGCGCGCCCGCTCACCGCATGTCCAGTCCGGCGACGTAGCCCTTCCAGCCCACGGTGGCGTCGGTGCACTGGAACACCAGGTCGTCAATCTTGCTGGCGCCTGTCGACAGGGTCGGGGCGGTGCCGCCGGCCCACTTCGCACCGGTGAAGGTGGCTGTGCGGCTGCCGGTGGCGTCTTGCACGAGTGACACGGAGAACGACTGCCCGGCTGTGGCCGTGGGCATAGTGAACGTGCAGTTCGCCGTGAGGGTGTACTTGTGCATCGTCGCCGTGGTCGGCGCGGGGATCGTCTGGGCGGAGCCTGACGTCGCGACGACGTTCACGGCCTCCGTGATGCCCACCGCGCCGAGGTTGGCGCGAGCTGTCGCCGCAGTGACGTCGGACAGGTTGTTCACGGCCTGCAGGAAGGTTCCGGTGGCTTGGGTTGAGGCCGTGCCGAGGCCGAGGTTTGTTCGCGCGGTGGAGGCGGAGGCCAGGTCGGACAGGTTCGCCGACTTCTGCGCCGCACCAGTGATCCGCGAGTCGTCCCCGGCCGCGACTGTGCCGGCGGTAGTGCCAACCGTGGCACTACCGCCACCACTGATGCCGGTCACTGTGGCGCCGGTGAAGTCCTGCGTTCCGGTCCACGCGTTAGGCCCCGCGAGCTTCGGCGGGTCGCTCGACGTGTTGACCTGCTGCGGGAAGGTCAACGGAGGCAGCGCGCCCGGATCGGAGCCGTCGACGAGCGTGCCCGTCAGAGTCGCAGTGGCGGTCACCGCGCCAGTGGCACTGAGGGTCTTCTGGTACAGCGTCGCCACCCCGGCAGCCACCCCCGGCAGTCCCCCGGTCGTGGCATCTGATCTCAGGATCGAGCCGGGGATGACCACCGCGGAATCCCGGGGGCTGATCGCCGTGGGGGATGTTGAGCCGGAGGCGGAGTCGAGCCGGACGTACGTCCCGGGGGTGACGGTGGAGAGTTGGAAGTAGTACCGCGCCATCAGGGGGTCTCCTCCGGGGTGGCTGTTCGAGCGGCGGGGCCTGCAGGTCAGGTGACGACCATGCGGGCTAGCTGTTGATGAGAGTCAGCAGATAGTTCGCGTACAGCTGGTGGCCAGCATCGCCAGGATGGACGGAGTCGGTGCCCGACGCGCCAGTGGTGTTGTGGCCGGAACCCCAGCCGCCCAGGCTGTTGAAGTAGTCCCAGGAGTTTTTGTTGATCGCCCCCGCGTTGACGTATGCGGCGCCGAAGATGGCGGCGGCGGAGTGCATCTGCGCCGCGTACTCCAGGCTGCGGTAGTTCGTGCCGTCCCACCTCCCGATGTGGGGGTGGAAGAAGATGATGTCGGTGGCTGGGTTGGCCACGCGGTTGCGCACCTGATCCATGTGCTGCTTGATGTTCGACATGTACTGCGTGCCCGTCACGCCGTTGCCGGAGTCGTTGACGAACATCGCGTAGATGAGCAGGTCGCACGGATTGGCCGAGCCGCCGGAGTAGGTGGCGGCGGTGCCGCCGGTCACGGTGGCGTTGGCTGCGCCGTTGGTGCTGAGGTTGAAGTGCCGGGAGTCCGCACTCGATCGGCCGTAGTTGTCGACGCGGACGCCGGTCGCGTTGGAGCCGGTCACCCCGAAGATGGTCACGCCGGCAGCGGCGGTGAGGGTGAGGATGACAGTGTGGGTGCCCGCCGACACGGCGTACGTCGTGGACGCCATGCTCTGCGCTATGCCGGCGTTGATGGTGCCCACCACTGAGCCGTCGACAGTGACCGTGAAGGTGCCGTTCGAGGGGAAGGTGCTGTACCAGATGGTGATGCTGGTGCCCCGGACCTGGGAGAACGTTGCGGTGTTCCCCGACGTGGAGGAGGAGTACCCGACACCCCCCGTGCCTTCGCCGCCGACGCTGCCCGACTCGGGGGTGTTGGTGGTCCACGTGCCCGACAGTGCAACACGGAGCTGGCCGCTGTAGCCGCTGGCCTCGAACACGGAGTAGTTGCTGGTGTGCGCCATGCCCAGGAAGCCGGAACCGCCGTCGCCAAAGGTGGTCTGCAACGTGGAGCGGATCAAGTGCGGGTAGGACGTGGTGTAGAGGTTCGAGGCGTCGAACCCCTGCGTGATGGAGTCGCCCACGAAGGCGACGCGAGCTAGGCCTGTGCCAGCCGCAGCGGTCGCCCGGGCCGCACGCCACGACGCGCCCCAACCCGGGGGGACGTAGTAGCCCTGCTTGTCTTGAGCGAAGGTGGCATTGAGAGCAGACAGGTCAACGCCCGAGACAGGCGCGCCCGTGGCCTGCGCTACGCCCGTCAGCGTCGTCGTCGCGGTGACGGTGGTCCCCCGGTAGTCCAGGGTCTTCTGGTACAGCGTGGCGCTGTCGGACTCGATCTTCGGGAGGTTCCCGCTGAACGTGTGCGCCCGCACCAGCGCGCCAGGGATGGGCTCCGAGTAGTCCATCGGATAGATCGTTGCTGGGCTGGTCGACCCGGAGGCGGTGTCGAACCGCACCGTCGCGCCGCCCGTGACCGGGGTGGGGATGAACACGTACGTGGCCATCAAGGCGCCTTCCGGATCGTGAGGTGTGTAGTGATGCTGGTCAGACAGGCGCGGCTGCTATCGCATGTCCAAGCCCACAACTTGGCCCTTCCAGCCCGTCGTCGCGTCGGTGCACACGAACGCCAGGTCGTCGATCTTCCCCGCGCCGGTGGAGAGAGTGGGGGCCGTGCCACCCGGCCACTTCGCACCGGTGAAGGTGGCGGTCCGGGAGCCTGTGCCGTCCTGCACGAGCGACACGAGGAACGACTGCCCTGCCACCGCAGTCGGGAGCGTGAAGGTGCAGTTCGCGGTCAGGGTGTACTTGTGCATGAGTGCCGTCGTTGGCGCCGGGATGGTCTGCGCGGCGCCGGATGCGGCGACGACGTTGACAGTCCTGGTGAGGGCGAGGCCGTCGACGTACGCCTTCGTCGCAGCATGCCCGGTCGCCGTCGGAGTGGGCATGGTTGGAGGCTGGCTGAACGTCTTGACGCCGTGGATCGTCTCGGTTCGGCCGATGTGCACGAGGCTTTGCGACTCGGTGATCGCACCTTCGCGGTCGGTCGTCAGGTCGGCGACGACGACGCGGCGGAGCTCGATCACTGCCGCGCCGAAGGTGCCCCCGCTGAAGGAGAGGTACATCCCGCCGCGGCCCACCTGCCCCGGGTCCATCGCGTACGCGCCCCAGGTGGACGGCTCGGTGGTGCCCTCGAACCACGCCTTACTGCGGAACAGGTCGCCCTCGACCCGGAGCCGGTAGCTGATGATGTCGCCGTTCACCGGCGTCCGCGATAGCGCGCCGTCTTGCTTGGGCGCCAACGTTACGGTGGACGCGTTCGCCCGCTTCGAGTACCCGTACGAGGAGGTGGCGACCGGGAAGCCCGCGTTGTAGCACCAGTCGGGGCTGGAGTTCACTGCATTGAAGTCGGAGGACCGGAAGTACAGGCTGGCGAATGCACCGGCCCCGATGTTCACCAGCTTGTACTGGACGAGGATCTCGTAGTTGTCCTCGACCTGCGTGCGTAGCTTCGCGTACGCGTACGACGAGTAGTTCGTCGCTGACGTCGCGGTGAAGACGCCCGCGCCGCCGCTGACGGCGAAGGTGGCGCCGCCGTTGGTCACAACCCTGAAGTCGGGTTGCGGCAGCGACGCGCTGTCGGCGTACGCCTTGAGGTCGACGTCATACAGGACCCGCATCGCGGTCACGCTCCCTTCGGGAGGGGGGGAAGGGGGGGCGCCAGCGGTGCGACGCGGTTCGAGTCGTCACCCAGCCAGACACCGCCGCCTGGGGTGCCCTTTCCACTGTTGGTGACGATTCGCAGCTGCGCCCTCAGAACGGCGATGTTGTCTCTGGCCGGATACAGCCAGGACGTGGGGGTTCCCGGTTCGACGTACATCGTGAACGCCGCCGACCGGTCAGTGACGTAGACGCCGTAACGCTGCATCGCCCGCGCGACCATCTTCCCGGCCGCCGACAACGGCAACGCCTCCACGTTCACCCACGATGGGATCGCGCAGAACGACCCCATCGGGATGACGCCGAAGTACGTGTACGGCGAGTCGTAGTCCTGCTCGGTCGCGGGCCACACGTAGCCGCGGCTGGCACCCCACCCGTACTGGTCTTGCCCGACAGCGGAGCCGACGGAGTTGTAGTACAGCTGGTTGTTTCCGAGTGCGATGGCTAGGGCGTGCCGGATCTCACCCGTGTAGGCCGGGTGCGTGGGGTCCACTTCCCATTTGCGGATCAGCCCCCCGATCGCGGACCCGCCATAGGCACGCGTACCGCCGATTGGCCCCGCGCCCGGGCCGTAGAGGTTTGATGCCTCGTGCCGGCCGACCGTGTACGACGTCGGCGAGTTCCTGGTCGTGCCGAAGCACTCGTGCACCCACACCTGTAGCGGGTCCACGATGTGCATGTGCTGGTCGCCGCCGCCAGCGATCGTGGCGTTGGCTGGCACTCGGAAGATGCCCGACCGAGTGGGTTCGTAGAAGTCGGTGACAGTCGCCAACGGGTCACTGTCCGAAGCCTGCGTCACCGGGTGGCTGTACTGCTCCGAGTTCATCCACGGCGTGCCCGAGGCCCCGAGCAGCGCGGCGGTCATCGTGTCTGTGGACTTCTCGAACCGCGCAGTGGTGGCGACCGGCAGGTTCCAGATCGAGTCGACCGAGAACGGCCACAGCACCGGGGACCGGTCAAGGGTGTTCGACATGGACGACGCGAGGGCCGTAACCCTGGCGTCCACGGCTGTCGCCGCCCCGGCCGCGTCGTAGCGGGCGTCCAGGACCGATACGGGCGAGCCGCCGGTGATGTCGGCCCAGTCGGAGACGCCGTCGGAGCGAAGAATGACCGTCTCGCCGGCCGCGACGACGCGGCTGGCGCCGACGGTGCCGTTGATGGAACTGACGGTCACACCGGACGTGAGGCCGATGGTGATGCCGGACCCGGCGACAGCACTCCCGAACGTGACGGTGCCCGGGCATGCGGTGGTGCCCGCGCCGCTCTGCGTGGCGCCCCAGATGGTGATCCCGAAAGTGGCCGTCTTTCCGTTCAGGATCGGGGGGCCGGTGACGGAGCCGCCGGTGGTGTCCTGCGTGGTGGAGTCGATGAACAGCAGGTAGCAGGCGCTTGAGGTGGTGATCGACGGCGGGGTGTGGGTGAGCTGGTACCCGAACGTCGCCGTCGGCTTCGACGGGTCGAATGGGGCGGTGCCGTTGGCGCCGCGCACCACGACGGCGGCCATGCCGGTGTTGTTCGTGATCCCGGGGATGCTCGAGCTGGACTCCGTGCCTGCCGCGACCTTGTAGAAGATCGTGGCCTGGCCGGAGCCGCTGGTGGCGTTCGCCGCAGTCGCGAGCAGCGTGAACCCGGCGGGGACGGCGAGGCCGAGGGTGTAGGAGGCGCAGACGAGGAGGATGACGTCGCCGGCCTGGATCCCGCCGGGCAGGGTGAGGCCGTTGCTGGTGCCGCCCGACGTCCCGACGAGGCTGGGGATGGACCCCTGCGAGGTGATGGTGACGGGGTTCGCCGCGGCCTTGACCACGATGATGGCGCCCGCGCCTGCGTTGACGGCGTCCGGCAGGCCGCGCGTTGCCGCAGCGGTCGGGGTGATCCGGTTGACCGCTCCGGCGACGAGGGTGCCGATGGTGGTGGTGGACACGGCGGGGGTGAGCAGCGGCAGGGTCGACTTGAGGTCGGGCGCGAGTTTCGCGCTGGTCACCGCGCCTGCGCCGAGGGCCGCAGCGCCCACGGCGCCGGCCGCGAGCTTGGCGCTGGTGACGGCGCCTGTGGCGATGATGGGTGACGAGGCGGTCCCGGCGAGGTCGCCGGTGAGTTGCAGGATGCCCTTGGTGACAGCGGTGGCGTCTGCGACGGGCTCGCTGACAACCCCTCCACCCCCACCCCCGCCGCCACCAGGGACGCCACCGAGAGCCGTGGTGAGGTCGCTGGCCGACACTGCCCCCGTCAAGCCCGCCACTGATGTCACCGCGGGCACGGACACATCGATGCCGCCGGTCGAGGCGAACGGCTGCAGGAGCTCGAGCGTCACTGTCGGCGCGGCGGCCGGGATCTGGATCGAGTACGCGGCGCGGACACCCGTGACGGCGCCGCCTGCGCCGCGCAGGGAGTACGCCACGCTGTAGGTGAACCCGGTGACGTTCAGGCCGGCGGCGTCGGTCGCGGGGAGGGTGACCTGCCCGACGCCGGTGGTGTCGATGGGGACGTTCACGGTGCCGTCGAGGACGACGGCGCCGGTCGCGGCCCAGCGGACCTTCGTGGATGGGGTGAACGTGACGGTCCCCGTGTAGGGGGCGCCCTTCGCGTCCACGTACGGGCCGCAGGTCACGGTGACGGTGGACAGACCGGTGGGCAGGCTCACGGAAGCCCCTTCGTCGAGTACGGGCGGGTCAGGGGCTGTCGGGCGCTACAGCGGCGAGGGCCGCGAGGATCGCGTCGACCCGCTCGTCGCGGGTCTTCGATTCGTCGGCGGCGATGCCAGCGAGGATCGGCAGGACCGTCTCCGTGACGGTTGGTTCCGGCTCGGCAGGTGCAGGAATCTCGCCCCACGCCTTCGCCTGCGGATCCCAGGGGCGACCGTTCGACGGGCCGTCGACCTTCACCTTCGACAGGCCGCTGCGCAGCGGGTTCGCCACGACCGTCCCCACCGAGATCAGCGCGCCGGTGGCGTCAACGACCGCCCAGCACTGCTCCGACTGCGGAGTCTTCGGCGCGGCCATCAGAAGTTGTCCACGGACGTGACGGAAACCCCGAACAGGTAGACGTAAAAGTTAGCCCCCGCCGACCCGCCGGAACCCATCTTCCCGCGCACCGCGATCCGCGTCCCCGCCGCGATACGGGTCGCGGGCATCAGTGGGCCGTCTCCGCCCGGCGCCCAGATCGTGATCGATGATCCCTGGTAGGCAGGGGAGGCCCCCACGATCATCGACGTGGACGTTACGACTTCGGCACCGCTGCCACCGACTCCGACATCCACCAGGGTCGGCCCCGAGAAGGTTGAGCTTGCGTGGTCGCCGAAACATCCGACGCTGGTCAGGTAGTGCTCCGTCCCAAGGGACGCGACGAGTTCGTTCCAAGCGCTGTAGCCATTCCCCGGGAAACCGATCTGGACCGGCCCGCCGATAAGAATGCGCCCGGGCAGGTTCGGCTTGGTGACGAAGTGGGGTGGCGTGGCGCCCGACCTGTACCCGCTCATCAGTAGATCTCCGTGCCGAACGCGGTGAACGCCACTCCATTGGCCGTGTCGGTCTTGACGCGGACGACATCCGTGGCGGCGAGGCCCATGCCGATGGTCAGCGTCTCCGTCTGCCCCGGGTAGAGCACCATGTCGTACCAGAGGTAGTGCTTGTTCACCGTTGCTGCCCCACCGGGGCAGACTGCCAGGCGCACCTTCACCTGACCTGCCGTCGCGAGGCAGCAGGCGCTGACTGTGGCGCCGATCGCTTCGCGTCCGCCAGGAACGGTGTAGAGGGCCGCCTCGGTCGTGCTGGTCGGAGCGCTCTGGCCAAGAACGAGGTAGCGCGCGGTTGCCATCAGATGCCCGCCCAGATGTAGGGGTGAATGAGGACGGCCCCAGCGTTGACGATCGCCGCCGTGGCTTCCAGCGACGTCATCCGTGCGTCGAGGGCTGCAGTCGTCGCGGTCGTCGTGTACGCGTACCGCTCGTCGATGTCCGTCGCAGGCGTTAGGTCAGCAAAGGCCACCGACGCCGGCGACGTGGACGGGACGAAGAAGTCGACCTCGCGCCCGCCGGGGAACAGTTCCGACAGGCGCCACGACCAGCCGGTCGGGTTCGTGTCCGGGTCATCGGTGACCATCAGGTTCACTGAGAACGCGCCCGTGCCGTCCGTGATCACAGTGATCGGCAGCGCCGGGACCACGACGTTCCCGCCGGCATCAACCACAGTGGTCGACGGGATGAACCGCAGCGTCACGCCGGCGACGTCGGTGCCATCAGGGCCGTCGTAGCGGCCCGTCACCGTCTTGTAGGGAATCGGCGGTGTGGGCACCAGCAGCCTCCAGAATCGGTCAGGTCAGGGACGAGGCGCCCGGCAGGATCCGGCGCAGCTTCGCGTCGAACTGCTCCTCCGCCGTCTTCAACAGCGACCCCAACTCAAGCGTCACCTTCGTGTCCTCAGGGGTCATCGACAGCGCGACCTGCGCCACCCGCCGGGACGTGACACCCGCGCCGGCCGCAACCGTCTGGATGCGATCCCCAGGGCGGTACGCCACCCACGGAACCGGCGACTCGTCCGCGTCGGTCAAGTCATGCGTGAACTGCACGTCCGCAGCGGCGTGGGCCGCGAGGTACAGGTCCCCCACGTCGTTGAGAGCGCCACTAGGGGCGGAGGTCTGCGACAGGTACTCCTCGCGGGCCCTGCGGCCCGTCAGGGCCTGCGTGCGGCGCACCGTGGCGCCCGCGTCACCCTCGACGACGACCGCCGTAGCGACCGCCCTACGGGACCGCGTGAGAGGCGCAGCGAGCACGTCACGCCTAGGCCGCAAGACCACGTCCAGCGTCCGATCCAGACCGCCACTGACGCGGTGGACCTCCAAGGCGCGGGCGTTCATCCGCCACTCCAACAGCCCCGCGTCCGCGAGGCCCTTCAATACCGTCAGGAGGCTCGTGCCGACCCGGTACGTAACGGTCGGGGCGTTCGTCGGCCACGCCACCCCCGAAGCGTCCAGAGTGGCGCCACCGGTCAACGTGAGGCCCTGCAGCAGCCCCCGCGACTGCGCCGCAGCGAACAGAGACGCGACAATCGCGCCCGGCGTCGCCGTCGTGAACGTCGCCTCCGGGTACACCACAGCCTCGTCGAGCACCCCCGCCAGCGACCGGCACGTGTAACTGATGGGCTCCGACTCCGGTGCGTCCGACACATACGTCGAGGCGTCGTCGTCGTTTAGGAACCACATCGCCGGCGCACCCGGCAGCAGCAGCTTCAACTGCCGGTCCTCGTCGGTGTCCAGCAGCGTCCCGCCGTCAACGTCCCGCGGGAACACCAGCGTGAGCGACCCCAGGTCGTTGAGGACATCGGACACCGTGATCGACGCGTACCCGGCCAGGACCCCCAGGGCGGTCGAGCCGGTCGCGTCCCACACCTGCACCAACGGCGCCGGGATCAACGCAGCCACTTCCGCTGCGTCTGGAACGTCACCGAGAACCCAGCCGCAGCACCCGTGGTCGTCACGTCCACCAGCGGACCCCGGTACGTCTGCGGCGCCGGACCCACCTCGAGCAGTTGCGCGTCATCCGGAATCAGGTCCGTCAGGACGTTCGCGGCGGCCACCGTTGCGGTGAACGCGCCCGCGTCCACCACCAGCGACTGGCCGAGCGTCAACGCGCCGTAGGCGAACCCACGGCCCGTCTCGTGGTCCCGCACCGCGACCGTCGTGCACGGCCCCGTGATGGTCACCACAGCGTCCCCGCAGTACCCCGTCTGCCCCTGCAGCGAGAACACCTCGAGCGACTGCGCCCCGCCCGCCGCCACGTCGTACGGCAACGTGTACGTCTGCGGGTCCACGTCCTCCCAGAACGAGCCCGGGACACTGAACTCCACCGACATCAGCCCGTACGTGTTGCCCGTCACCGCCGGGGTCAGCGCGCTGGTGACCTCGCACTCGGCCTGCCGGCGCGACCCGTCCGCGTGGACCCGCTGCACCAGCAACGGCCGGTGCCGCACCGAGAACACCCGGATCAGGGCGTCCAGGTTCCGCTCATACCGCGCCCGCTGCGCCGACCCCGCCTCCGGGACCAGCCCAGCCTCGTCCACGCCGTGGACCGCGACAGCGAGAGTCTTCCGGCCCGGCCCGTACTTCTTGCGGCGGAACCTGCGGCCATGCCGCCCCAGGAGCTCCACGTCGTCACCACGAACCTCCGGGGTGTCATCCCAACCATCCCGGGACTCGATGTAGACGGCGTGGTTCTCCAGCGGCTCCCCGTCGATGTACCAACCTTCCGCGAGGACAGCCACGCGCTACCCCTCTCGGTCGGGCGGGTCAGGCAGGACGGGCGACGGCCGGACCGAGCAGCGCCATGTTCCGCTGGATCCGCGTCACAGACGTGCTGGCCTTCTCCGGCACCGGGTTCGTGATGTTCACGACCACCGGCGGCGCCTGAACGCCCGCCTTCTTCCCGCCAACGGTCGTCGGGACCGTGCCCTTGAAGCCGTAGTCGTACGACGCGCCAGCGAACACCCGCTTGATCGCGTTGACCATCGCCAGCGCGATGGCCGTGGCCTGCGACTCCAACTGAGCCGACTGCGCCTGCAACCCCGCCACCAGCGCCTGCGCCTGATTCACGCCCGCCTGGAAGAACTGCTGCGACGTCGACACCCCCAGGTCGTTCGCCGCCGCCCCGATCGACGCCGTGAGGTTGTTGACCTCCTGCACCGCCGCCTGACCGCCCTGCACCAGCGCCGTCGCCGTCGCACTGCCCGCCTCGACACCCGCATCCACAAGCTGCTTCAACGCGTCGTTCGACAGACCCTGCGACTGCAAGGCGCGGATGTTCTGCCGGAACAGTTGGATCGCGGCGAGCTTCTGCCGCAGGTTCGCCAAGACGTTGTCCGAGGTGAGGGCCTTGCCATCCTCAGCCTGCGCCCGCGTCAGGTTCCCGAAGTCGACCACCGCCTGCCGCACCGACGCCGCGTAGTCGTCGCGGATCTTCATCGCGTCGGCCAGCTTCGACTGCGCATCCTTCAACCGCTCCGCCAACGCCTCACGGGCGACGGCGATCCGGGCCAGGGCACCCTCGTAGTTCTTCGTGACCTTCAGGACCAGGGCGACCTTCTTCGGGTCACCCAGGGCACCAAACTGCTTGTTCAGCGACGTCAGGTCGATCTTGTCGCCGGCGAGCTTCGCGACAGCCTTCTGCAGCGCCGCCCGCGCGTTCGAGACCGCGATCGCCGTCCGCGTCCCCTGCGTCTTGATGACCTGCTGCAGCCGCCCCTGTGCCTGCGTCAGCGCCGCCGTGTCCTTGCGCAGCACCGCCGCGGACGCGCCCCGCGACTTGTCCGCCGCGAACTTCGCGCCGGCCTTGGCCACGGCGTCCCGCGCCGAGTTGATCGCGTTCGCCGCCGTCAGGCCGTGCAGCTTCACCACGTCGGCGTACCGCTTCCGCGCCGCGTTGACCCGCTCAGCGTCGGCCGCGATCTTCTTGGCGAGGGACGACTTCTCGTTCAGGTACGCGGCCACGGCCTTCTGGATCGTGTCGCCCACACTGGCCGCCGCGGACGCCACCTGCGACTGCGACCCCGTCAGCCCCTTGATGAGCATCTCGACGAGCTTCTTGCCGGGGCCGCCGTTGTTCCAGGCCGTCAGCGGGCCCGTCTTCACCGGCGACCCGGGAAAGAAGTCCTTGATCTTGCCCGCGAGGCTGCCGACGGCGCCCGTGACCGCGCCGAACATCGACTTGATCCCATTGACCAGGCCGCCGATGAGCTTGACGCCGGCATCGAACAGCAGTCGGTCCAGTCGGCCCAGGGCCGACAGGATCTGCCCCGGCAGCGCCTTGAACAGGCTCAACGCACCCGACAGGCCCGACTTGAACGCGCTCGTGGCGAGGTTCATCGCGCCCGACGCGATCCCCTTCAGGACCGCCACCCCACTGGAGAACAGTCCACGGATCGCGGCCACACCGCTCGAGAACAGCCCCTTGATCGCGGCGAAGCCCTTCGCGAACGAGCCGACCACCCCGGCGTTCCACACGATCTGGATGACACCCAGGAGCGCGTTGAGGATGCCCACGACGATCGTCTTGATGCCCTGCCACGCCCGCGACCAGTTGCCGGTGAACACGCCCGTGATGAAGTCCATCAGCCCCGACAGCACGATGATGACGCCCTTGATGACGTTGATCGCGCCGTTCACGGCCCCGATGACCACTCCGCCGAAGGTGCGGATCAGGAACTGCACTACCGGCGTGATGACCGGCAGGAACCGCTGGAACGCCGGCAGCAAGTCCGTGGCGATGAGCCGACCGATCTGCGAGATCGCCGGCCCCACGAGCCCGATCAGCTTCGCCCCGAACTCCTGCAGCGACGGCAGCACCGCCGCCACGAACGTCCGCAGCGCGGCGAACGTCGGTGCCAACTGCGGGCCGATCGCCGACACGAGGCCCCGGAACCCGTCAACCAACGGCTGCAGCGCCGTCCCCACGCCCCGGACGACCCCCACCAGGCCCGGAACGTTAGCGGCGAGCCACGCGAACACCTGCGTGATGACCGGGACCGCCGCAGCCAGGAGCCGCTGGAACATGGCCGCCAGCGGCGCCAACGCCGCCGCGATGCCCTGGAAGATGGTCGCGATCTGCCCGGACTTGCCGTTGATGTACGTCAGCGCCGCGCCGAGGCCCTGGAACGCAGCCACGAGGCCACCAATGACCAGCGGCCCCAGCTTCGCCAGGATCGAGATCAGCGGAGCCAGCGCCCCGCCCACGGCCCCGAACACCCGGCCCAGCGCCTGCATCGCACCCGTGATCGTGCGGGTCAGGCTGCCCGACTTCACACCGGCCGCGATGAACCCGTTGATCCGCTGGACGACGGACAGGAACCCGTCCGCCATCAGCTTCAGCGCCGGCGCCGCGGCCACCGTCAACCGCAGCATGATCTGCACCAGCGGCAGCAGCGACTGCACGAACGGAGCCGTGGCCTGCTGCGACGCCTTGAACGCCTGCGCGATCAACTGCATCCCAGGCGCCGACGCGACGAACTTCAGGAAGGACCGCAACGCCGTGTTCGCCACGTTCGCGAACCCGACCATGGCCGTCTTGAGGACGCCCAGCAGCGGCTTCATCTTCTCGATCAGCGGAGCGACCCCACGGAACAGGGCTTGCTGTGTCGCCTGCTGCACGTTCTGGAACGCCGGCTTCAGCGCCAGCACCTCACGGACAGACGCCCGCGCCGACGGCGCCAGCGCCTTCATCGCCGCGTTGAACTCCTCGACCTTCTTCGGGTCACCCGCGTACTTGAACGCGTCACCCAGCCCCTTGACGCCCAACGCCAAGGCGCCGATCGCGCCACCAGCAGCGGTCGCCGCAGGAACCAGCGCGAGCACCGCCGGCGCCAGAGCCACCACACCCGCAGCCGCCCCCACGATCGGCGGGCCCCACGTCAGCAGGGTCGCGCCCACACTCGCCGCCGAGGTGCGGATCTGCCCCATGACCGTCGTGAGGGTCGACCCCTCGCTCGAGGCGCTGCGGAACGACCGCGACACCGACGCGAGCCCCACCAGCGCCGGGCGGTCAACGTCAACGTCCACTTTGATGGTGGGCTTGGCGGCCTTGACCTCGGCCTGCACCCGCGCGAGATCCGCGCGGAGGCCGGTGGTGTCGATCGTCGTGGGGATCTCGACCTTGAGGGAACGCTCGATCCGCTGGATGTAAGCGCCCAGCGACTTGCCGAACTGTGACGTGTCAGGCAAAACGCGGACGGCCGCGCGACCCACCTCAACACCACCAGGACCGGCCACGCTCTCACCCGCCCTTCGGTCGCGTCTTCGCCATCTGCGCCAGCGACCGCACGCCCATGGGCTTGCGCTTCTTGGCTCCGGGCCGAGGGAACGGCTCCGGGGGCTTGGTCTTCTTGTCGCCGTTCACGGCCCGCAGGACGTAGATGAGCGCATGGAGGGCATCGAGGCGCGATGCCTCAAGGTGGCGACCCGCGCCCCACCCTCGGTACTCCCGACCGCCCTGAAGAGACGCGACGAAGGCCGAGTCGTCGGGCAGTTCGGTGATGAGCGTCAGCACCTCGACGGGATCCCGCGTCGGCGTGGCCGAGCACAAGTCCCTGACGACGACGGGGAGGTCGACGCCGTAGTGGTGCCGGAAGTCGTGCACAAGCGCCGGCCCGTGCTCATCGAAGAGCTGGGCCAGCGCTACGCTTCCCCCACCTGCGAAGCCTTCCCGTAGGCGTCCATGATCTCCTTGGCGCCGACGAGGCGATCGTCGCCCATCGCTTCGAACAGACGATCCACAGCGCCGGGCTCGGTCGCTGCCGCCCGCAAGATGTCCACCAGGAGCTCACCGAGGTCGTCCGATTCGGCGTCGGCCTCACTCAGGCGCTTCTGCGCGGCGGCCACCTGCTTGCGGCGGTCCTCGGACAGCCGCAGGTACGGCGTCAGCACCAGCTTGTCGCCGTCGCCGAACTCGACCTCGAACGGGCCGTACTTGTCCTGGATGGTCTTCTTGAGGGAGTCGAGCGTGATCGTGGGCATGGCTGTACTCCGGTTCTGGCGTGGGTAGGCGTGGGTGACCCCGGCCCGCGGCACCCACGCCAGAGGACGCGGGCCGGGGGGTCAGAGAAGCGCGGCGGATCAGATGCCGAGGGAGTCGTTGATCCAGTAGATGCGCTTGAGGGTGTTGTACTTCAGCGCAGTCACCCGCAGCGGGATGGTCGTGAACTCGGCGGAGTCGAACTCCATCTCGTCCTCACGCAGCCACGACGCCTTCGGCATGTAGATCGCCGTCGGGGTCGTCCCGTCGAGCATCACGATGGTCGTGGCGAGCTCGGTCGCGGCCGGCGAATCCGGCACCCCGAACTCGTTCGCCACGGTCGCGTCGCCGCCGCCGTAGTAGAGGCCGAGGGTGGTGTTGTCGACCTGCAGCGCCTTGATGACGAAGTAGTCGACCGACGACTCAGTGATGACGGTCCGCAGGGAGGGGTTTTGCCACGACCCCTTGACCTCGGTGTCGCCGCCGTCCTGGCCGGGCGCGAGGATGTCGTCGAGGCTGGTGTGCCCCAGGTTCGTCCAGCCGCTGGGGATGGTGCCGGCGGTGGCGAACGTGTTGAGCTGGGTGATGGTGGGCTTGGTTGCGGTACCAACGACGCCGGTCCAGATGGACCCAACCCCTGGTACGAGCACGGCAGCGTCTGTCAAAGCCACGGGAGGGCCCTTCCTTAGGGTCGAATCGTGAGTTGGTATGTCGCGGTGAACCGCACCAGACCCGAGGGGGCCTGGTCGTCGGGGAACTCCGCCGGCCTGGCGGTGGTGGTGACGCCGCAGATGACCCCGTCAGGGGTGCGGTAGCTGTTGCGCCACGCGGCGATGAGGGCAGCCGCAGCCTGGTCGGCGAGGACCCCCGCGGGCCGGCGGTCGTCGGCGTAGGAGTCGACCTGAATGGAGGGGCGGGCGGCCAAGTTGAGGTGCAGGTCACCGCCGCCGTAGCTCCTGGCGACGATGCAGGGCAGGACGTCCAGGACGTCCGCAGGCTGCCGTGAGTAGATGTTCGTGCCGGGCAGGTAGTGCCTCAATGCGGCGAGGATGACGCCGTCCACGTACATGCGCGGCGCCTCCCTAGCTAGATGCCGGCGGCGCGGCGCAAGACGTGCAGGCCCTCCATCGGGCCGACGTGACCGCCACGCTTGGTGGTGTAGCCGCTACGGCCGAACTCGATCGACAGGGCGGCAGGGTCGACCAGGTAGATGACGTAGTCGGTGTCCTGTGTCTCGCCGTCGATGCGGGCGGCCCCGGTGTGGCGGTGCGACGCGAGCAGGGACTGCGCGGTCGACTGGATCTCGCGGCCCTTCGCGTGGACGGCGGCCTTCACGCCCGGCAGGTGCGCCATCTTCGCGTCCGTAGCCGGGTAGACCTCGCCCATCACAGCCCCTTCGGGGCTCGAGCGCGCAGGACCACCCGGAAGTGCGCCGTGGCTGGAGACAGCGCAATCCACTGCGGCTCGCCCTGCACATCCCAGTCCCGGCCGCCCCACTCAACCCGCGACCACGCCCCGCCAGGGAACTCCCGGCAGAGGAACTTGTAGGTGGTGGTGATGCCCTGCCCCTCGGCCTGCGCCTCAGCCGCCGTCAGCGGCTGCATGCGGCCCCTGACCACTGCTGGGGTAGCGCCAGGCTTGCGGACTCGGTTGCCGTCCGAGTCCGTCCCCAACACCTCGGGGTAGACGGTGACGAAGTCCGGGCCGTCGATCAAGCTCACAGGACCACGACACCCGGCGCGTCACTGATGCGGTTCGCCCCGGCCGTGTTATCGCCGGGGATGCGGGCGCGGATCGTGCCCACCCTGACCCGGCCAGCCGGTCGCAGTGAACGCAACTCCGCTTCCGTGAACGGCTTCCCCGGCCCCGTCCGGTCCTTGCCGCTGCCCAGGGCGTAGTAGTAGCCGACCTCGCCGGCGTGCTCACCCTGGTAGCCGCGAGGGTTGTCGAGCTCGCGGATCGCCGCAGCCCGAACGACTCGCCGGGCCCGCCTAGCCAGTGCATCGTCGCCGCTTGCGATCCGGCCCGCGAGAGTCGGAACGAGGTCGTCGAGCTGATCCGACAGGTCGTTCAGGATCTCTTCGACGCGCGACTGAGTCTCGACCGTCAGGGACTGGTCGTACTTCAGCTGAACGTCAGCGAACGTGGCGTACTGCATCGCAGCCCCTTCCGGTGGCGGCCACCCCGCCCCGCGAGGGGGCGGGGTGGCCGATACGTCACTCGACCGGAAGGCCGGCCTTCTCGACGGCCTCGATGACAGCCGCGCGAGACGCGTCGTCCTTGACCTTCACGCCGTTGTCCGCGGCGTACGTCCGCCACGCCTCGACGCTTGAGCCGGCACCCGCGCGGGGCGGAGCCGAACCGACGACGCCCGACGGGCTGCCACCGCTGGTCGCCGCCTGCGAGAGGCGCACGTCGCGCTCCTCACTCGGCGGGGCGGCCTTGACCTGCTCGAGAGGCGCTTCGGCGAGGTCGCCGTCCTCGCCAAAGACGTGGGGTCCGACCTCCTTGGCGACCTCGGCAGGAACGGTGCCGTCACCGTGCGACGGGCCGTACCACTCGCCCTTGTAGCTGAAGTTGACCGCCGCCTTCTTGGTGGCCATCGGTCAGCCCACCGTGTAGATGGCGAGGGCCTTCGGGTTGGTCAGAACCGGCAGCGCCGTGGCGTCCACGTACGTGGTCTGCCGGTAGGGAGGCCGCACGTCCTTGTCGATCACGCCGACCATGCCGGCCGCCGCGTCGAACGACATGACGCCGGCGTTGGCCAGCTCCATGCCCGTCACGGTGAGACCGAACGCGGTGTAGCCGAGCTCCGTGCCCGCCGGCGGGATGAAGAACACCTTGTTCGTCGGCAGGATCGACGTGGTGACGCCATCGACGTCGGCCTGCGCGTCGTACGTGAACGCCCGAACGGGCAGGCCGTAGGACCGCAGCGTGTTGTCGAGCTGGTCGATCGACAGGATCGACGGGGCGCCGACCGTGCTGGAGTAGAGGTTCTTGACCGCGGTGTTGGCGAGCATGTTGTACATGACCGTCTCGGACATGATCATGCCGCCGGGCAGGAACCCGTTCGTCGTCCGGTACGCCTGCGACCACGTGCGCAGATCGCCCAGGATGTCCGCAGCCGGGTTCGTCCACAGCGTGCCCGCCGTGGCGATGTTCCCGCCAGGGACGCCGAAGTCGGCCTCCATGACCAGACCCGCCTCGGCGATGGTGACCTTGCCGTCCTGCAGCAGGTCACCCCGGGCGAGCTCGACACGCGCCTGCACCGACCGGGTAGCCGCTGCGGCGTCGTCGAAGATGGCGTTGATCGCGCCCTGGCGGTTCTGGCCGCCCGAACGGAGGCGCTCGATCTCCAGGCGCTCCCGCTCACCGAGGCCGAGCATGCTCGACACGGGCGGCAGCTTCACCGTCTTGGTGACGAACGAGTCGCGCTTGATGGGCAGCGGAGGGGCGTCCCAGGCGCGGTACTTCGCGGCCCGGGTGGTGATGGTGACGTCGTCGAACGCGACCTGCGTGTCCGGGATCGTCCGGTTGGGGAACACCTGCGACAGCACGTAGTCCTGACGGACCGGCAGGTCGCGGATGAAGGTGGTGAGTGCGGCGGGAGGGACGTAAGAGTCCCAGACGATGGCCACGTGTGATCAGTCTCCTGTCCGGCCCTCAGGCCTGGAAGTCGATGAGCTTGAGGGCGGTCTTGGCGGTCGAGTCGACACCGCTGTTCGCCGGCAGGCGGGACTCGGACACTGCAGCGAACGACGCCACGTACACCGTGTTGACCTTCGACGCGGCCGGGGCGCCCGTGGGGACCGGGACGTCGTTGTAGAGCAGCCCGACCGCCGTCTGGGTGCCGTTGGAGGCGCCCGACGTGTACGGGCCCAGGCGACCCGTCGCCGTGACCTTCCCGACGAGCTGACCCGAGCGCAGGTGGCCGTTCGGGTAGTGGGTGCCGCTCGTGAACAGCGAGAAGTCGATCTCGGCGGTTCGGCGGGACACGGGGCCGGGCTGGCCGTCGGCCTCGAACAGGAGCCACGAGCGGTCGCCCGTGGTGTAGCTGGTGCTGGTGACCGCAATCTCGGTCATGGAGGTCATTCCTTCCTGGGTTGACTACCGCTGACCGCGATGCGGTCTGGTTACTGCTGCTGCTGGCCCCACGAGACGCCCTGCGGGGGCTTGAACCGCTCGAGCTGTGCCCGCGCCATCTCCTCGGCCGCGTTCACCGGCGCCGGGGCGCGGCGACCCTGACCGAGGTCCGGGATCCGGGGCGCGGCAGGCTCGGTTGAGGCGGGGGCCGCCACCGGCAGCGCCGAGACGCGGGCCGTGATGCGCTCCGTGTCGACGTCGCCTTCTGCGGTGAGGAACTTGGCCACGTTGAGGTCCTCGAGGAGGCCCGTGACGGTGCTGACGTCCTTGCCGGCGATGGCAGCGGCGGCCTTGAACTCGGCGGCGACCAGTCGCTCGGTGAGAGCAGTGCGCTCGGCGGCGCGGCCACCCTCGAATGCTTCGACGCGGGTCCGCTCCTCGGCGGTCATCCGCTCCTTCTCGAGTTGCTCGAGCCGGTCGGCGGCGACCCTGTTGGCCTTGGCGCGTTCCTCGTGCTTGCGGGCGAGAGACTTCCAGCGGGATGCCTCGGCTTCCCAGTCCTTAGGGCCGTCGTCGGTGTCGGGCGTGGCGCCCTCGACCTGCGGCTCCTCGGTGGGGACGTCGGGGGTGTTCTCGGGCATGCGTAGGGCTCCCTTGGCGGGTGTGGGCGTGGGTGCTTCCGGGCCCCGTAACGGGGCTCCGGGGGTTCTAGGAGGCGGCGCGTTCGGTGTCGCGCTCGACCTCAACGGGGCCACGGTGGTGGTCGCCCTCGACGGCCAGGACCGGCCCGAGTTCGCCATGCGTCCTGACCACGTAGCGGGTCTTGGCGAGGTCGGCGGCCTTCGTGGACCCGGCGGCTTCGTAGAGCGTCTTGAGGCTGTCCCTGTTCAGGGCCGCGCCGGGGTCGGTCTGGCCCTTCACGATCGGGACGACGGCGCAGTTGCAGCGGGCGTGCAGCGGCATCAGGTCGCCGCGCTTGTACACGCGGTCGCTGGCGACTATGCACAGCCCACAGGTGCCGCCCTTGGCGAGCTCCGGGTGCACCACGCGGCGCCAACCCGTCACTTTGTCCGCTGAGGCGAGCACCTGCGCGGACGTGTCCCGGATCGCCAGCGACACGTCCGTGTCGCCGATGAGTTGCAGCCGGCGCTGCGCCCGCTCGTTCGCCTCGAACTCGTCCAGCCCCGCGACCCGCAGCCGCCGGAACTCTTCGACGGGCCGCGTGTACTGCGCCACGGGGTCAACACCACGCGGGGCGTCCGCGATGGCGACCTTCAGCCCCCGCCCCGGTTGGGTGCCGAGGAGGGCGAGGATCTGCCGCAGGTACGCCTCCTGGGCGCCGCTGGCGGCGGTCCTGGCGCCCTTGGACAGCGCCGCGGCCCGCGCCGCGAACGCCGCCACCTGAGCGTCGTCGTACCGCTGCTGAGGCGTCAGCGACGCCCACAGCCGCGCCAAGAGGCCGACGAGGTTGGTCGAGAGGCGTTCCCGGGTCGCTGCCTGCCGGTCGACGAGGGCCAGGACGCGCCGCTGGTCGGCCACGCGCTACGCGCCCGTCTGAGGCGTCGCACCCTGGCCCGCGCCCGAAGACGCCGGGACGTTCGGCTGACCGCTCGCAGACGCCACGGGAGCCCGCCCAGCAGCCGCTGGACCGGTCGGGGTGGCCTCCAGTGGCGCGTACAGCAGGTCCTCGGCCTTCGCCGCCCGCAACCGAGGCAGATCCGACGGCGTGTACTGCCACACGTCCGTCCAGATCTGCTCCTGCGGCAGCGTCGTCAACGCCTGCGCCGCAGCCGACGCCTTCTCCGACAGCGAGAATCGCTCCGCCGGCTGCCAGAGAGTCCGGATCGCCAGCGCATCCGCCCGCGACTCGTCACCCATCAACCGGAAGCACATGCCCATCACCTGCGCCAGGGGCCCCTCGAACCGGCGACGCCGGTCCTCCACGCGGTACACCAGACCCTCACGCATCATCGACGCGCCCTCAGCGCTGCCAGCGGCAGCATCCGGGGTCAGGTAGTGCAATGGAGTCTTCGTCACCGCGGCGAACGCGATGATGTCGTCCTTGATGGCCATGCGGACGCCCGTGAGGTCGACCACGCCCGACTCCCACATCGACGAACCCTCAGGGAGCTTGAACCACGCCCCCGGGTCCGCCGTGAAGATCGTGCTGTAGTCGATCTCGTTGCCGTCCTCGTCCTCGTCCGGCAGGCCGATCCCGGCCCGCTGACGGAACGCCTGATACTTGGCGATCGCGATCCGCTGGAACACCGTGTCGTCGATCCGGTCCAGCAGATCCAGGTGCGGCTCGTACTCCCCGACACCGCGGCGGTTCTTGAACCGCACCACCGGCACCAGATCCGTACCCGCCAGCCCCTCGATGCGCCCCGACGCCTCGTTGTCGAGCTCCCACTTCGCCGGCGACGTGCCCGTCTGAGCGAACACGAACACCAAGCCGCCCGGCAGGTACACGTGCGCCCGGCGCTTCTCGGTCCACTCGTCCTGGTACAGCTTCAGCGCCGCGATCACGCGGCCCGTTGCCGAGTCATGCGCCGTGATGACCTCGCGCGGGTCCTCCGCCGTCACCAGCGGGACCTCACGGCCCTCCAGCGGCCCCACCAGCATGTAGCCGTCGCCCATCGACAGGGCGTACTCCAGCGTCTCCGGGACCACGTTCGCGAAATCGTTGACCAGCGCCACCCGCGCCGCGGCCTCGTCGCCGTCGCGGTCGTCCTGCGCCGCAGTGGCCCACCCCAACGGGATCGCACGATCCAGCACCGACGACACACTCAGGTCGGCAAGGTTCGTCCGCGCCTGCCGGATGAACGGCAACATCGCCTCGCGCCACGAATCCGACGCGTACGGCAGCGGCGGCTCGCCGCGTAGGTAGTCGTTCAACAGGTCCAGGCCCGGCCGCACGCCTCGGTACCGCGTCGACTGCCACGCCCGAGCCGCAGACTGCGGATCCGGCGCCGCCAGACGCCCCGCCGGCGACGACACCCCCGGCACCGCCTCGCCCATCCGGCGAGCCGACAGCCGCTTCTCGAGCTGCACCAGCCACCACCCCGGGGACCGTGGCGTCTCCGTGTCGATCGGCACGACGCCACCACCCCTCCGGGGTCACATGATTCGCTTCGGGGCCGTCTTACGGCGGGCGGCTGTCACGCCCGAGGCCACGGCATCGCTACGGCATTCATACGCCAGGACGGCAGCCATCGCCGCGTCGATCTTTCGCGCCGATTTTGGGTGTTCTTTCCCGATCAGCAGACCCGACCGGGACTCCCGCCGGCGCGCGTTCAGCACGTGCGACGTCAGCAGCGAGTCGCCGTCATGCGACAACTGGCCACCCAGGACCGCCGTGTGGAACCGCTCCAGAGCCGCAGCCATCGCCGTCGGCCGGTTCGTCCACCACTCCAGCGGTCGGTTCGCCGACGCCTTCTGTCGGACTTTGGCGCCATACTTCTGCGTCCACCGGTCCACGTAGTCCTGCCACAGCGCCGGGTCGCAGTACATGCCGGCCACGTCGAACCGCCCGAATGCAGCCTCAACCGCCGCGTCGACCGCCTCGCGGTCCACCTGCGCGTCGTCCTTGGCGCCCCGCGGCTCCCACACGCCGAGCACCTCGAGATGCCCGTCAGCGACACGGCACGCGACCAACGCCGAAGCGTCATCACGCACCGAACCGTCGAAGCCGAGGGTCACGAGCTCCCGGTCGGCCAGGTGCCGCGTTGCGTCCGCGCATGCTGCCCACTCCGGCTGAGACAGCCAAGAGTCCGACGCGTGCGTGATCTGGTTCAAGTAATACTGGCGCGCGTCTTGCGGGTCCGTCGCCGGGTCCCAGATCTCCGCCACGATGCGGTCAAGGTCGACCCATCCGCCGTTGACCGCCGCCGAATCTCCGTAGGCGACCTGCAGCCCCGCCAGGAGACTGTCGCGGTCGTCGAGGCGGGTTCCGGCTGGCGCCTCACGGTGGTCGTACAACAGGCCTTCGTCCTTGGCCTTGCCCGCCGTGATGAGCGCCGCGTACTCCGCGGAGGACTGCGCCACCGACCCCGAGCCGGGGACATAGGCGTTCGGGGCCTCGACGCTGACCCCGTTGGTCTTGCCGAGGTTCCGTCGAGCCACGGCAGCCAGTCGCACGCCGCCGTTCGAGGGGGACCATGACTCGGTCTGGTCCAGTAGGCAGATGATCGGCCGGTTGCCCTCTCGCGAGGTCGCCGACGCCGTCACTGCCTCGATGCGACCCGCCGGGAGCGCCACGAAGGTGTCCATCGGATCGAGATTCGGGTAGATGTCACACGCCGGACCGTTGCGGAGCATCTCGAGCAGTGGCGCCCAAGCGTTACGCGTCTGGTCTTCGGACACGGCCATCACCTGGCCCCACGGCGTCCGCAGATCGCTCCACGGGCGCGCTACGGGCTGCCCGTACGCATCCCAGCCATCCGGGACCACCTCGGCCAAGCACTCGGCCAGGACGATCGCCGCCAAGAACGGGCTCTTTCCGGAACCCTTCGGGCGCGAGTACACGGCGCGTCGGTGAACCCGACGACCAGTCCGCGGATCGAGCTGGTACAGCCGCAAGACGAAGCCGGCTTGGTCGCGCGTCGGGACGAACGGCTCGTAGTCCGAGCGGTCAGGAGCGGCGAGAACCTCGCTCATCCAGTCCAGCACGCCCCAGCCGAGCGTCGGGATCTCACCGGGACGCGAGGGCTTCCAGGGCATCAGGAGCCCGCCGCGCCAGCCCCAGGAAGGATGCGGAGGTCGCCGAAGCGCTCACGGCTAGCCGATCCAGCAGCAGGGCGCTTGGCGTCCTTCTCGTCAGCGTCAGCGAAGACGATGCGAAGTCTTGCCCGGTCCTCAGGGGTTGCGCCGAATTTGGCCACGCGCAGCCGGATCTCCGACGCCAGCGTGAAGGTGCGCTTCTTCATGAACTCCTGATGGAGCACCGCGCACGCCTCGAGCTCGGACCAGTCGACCTCGGTCCACTTCTCGCTCAGAGGCGACATGAGCCAGCGCTGCCACCAGCGGACGGTGGCCGGGTGCCACACCTCACCGTCAGGGAGGAGGTCGTTGGGCAGTTCCTTGCGGTCGGCCTGCCAGTTCTCGATCACCCGCGAGGGGATCGTGTCACCGTTGGTGCGGACTCGCCGGCTGCTCGGCTTGGGGGCTGGACCCTTCCCGGCCATCTGCGTATCTCCCTCTTCGAGACTCCCTTGGCGGGAACGGACATCGTGATGACGTCCGTGGAGTTGCGCTTCGCCGCGTTGCACGTCCAGTGGGCCAACTGTGCGTTGGCCAAGCTGTGCTCGCCACCCTTCGACAGGGGGACGACGTGGTCGACGGTGGGCTCGAGGTATCGGTCGCCTCTGATCCGCCAGTCGATCGGGCCGATACAGAGGGCGCACACCCAGCCGTCCCTCTTGGCGAGGTCGAGCATGGTGAACCTCTCGCCCCGCGAAGCACCCCGGCGTTCGGCGTGGCGCCTGAGGCCGGAAGCGGAGCCGAACTGCCCGTTGTACTTAGCTCGGCAGCTCACAGAACAGTAGATCTGGCGACTGTGCCGCTCGACGGTGAACTCCGCATCGCAGTACCGGCACGTCTTGGTCTTGCCGACTGAGCTGCCGATCCCATTGCGGGTGCGACATCGGAGCGAGCAGAACCGAACCCTGATGTCGGGATCGCTGATGGCGCTGCCGCAGTACTCGCACGTCCGGGCATCTAGCCACGACGGGCGCCGATCGCCGTGGGTCTGTCGCCAGTTGTGGCATCGACGCGAGCAGACGGTCCGCGGGCGCCCCCTGCCCAAGTAAGGCGGGAGGGGCTCAGAGCAAACGGCGCAGGTCACAGGCGGAATATTACTAGACGCTCACCGCGATGCGTCTCCGACACGAAACCCCCAGGACTGCAGCCAGCCTCAGGGCCAGAACGAGCCGGTGCTGGGCGAGGAGGGGCGGGAGGGGATGGTGGCCCTACCTGATGCCTGGGTGCGCTTCGGGTGTGCGCTTGAGGTCGGCGCGCTTGGCTGCCCTGGCTGCAGCGCCCTCGAGTGCGCTCTTGCGTGCATGACACGGGACACACACCGCTTGCAGGTTGCTCATCGAGTGGTCGTCGCCGGCCTTGATGTGGTCAGCCTGTGTCGCCTTGCCGATGCAGCAGTCGTCGTACTGGAGCTGGCACGTGTAGCGGTCACGCCTCAGCACGGCGGGCTGGATACGCGTGGGCCAGTCAGTGGGGAGACGAGAGCGTCTGGTGCTGCCCTGCCAGGCAGGCATGTCAGCCCTTGCCCTTGCCGTTGCGTTCGCCTGGCCAGTGGCCTAGCACGAGGTGGTACCACTCACTGGCGACACGCTTGGCCATCTCGTCTGGCATGTGCTGGCGCAGGTGGTTGTACAGGGCTGTCCAGGGGTGTGCGTGGGTGGCCCACTTGGCTAGGCCCTGGCCCTTGGTCCAGTAGGCCTTGAGGTTCTGGGCGTTGCCATCCCCTGGCTTGGTGTCTGCCATGGGGGTACCTCCCAGAACAGGGGGCTATCTGTGGGGGACTGGCTGTTGCGGTACCCCCTGGGTGCTACCCCGCAGTGCGTCGCATCGCTCGCCCAGTGGTGTTGCGCTCCCCGAGAGGGCGCGGTGGTTGGCTAGCGCGAGGTGGACGCCGCTGCGGGTGTTCGTGGGTGTGTCCCGTTAGCTCAGGGCTCTCTCAGTCCGTCTGCCGCTGATGGCGTGGTGACTATGCCGGCGGTTTGTCCCTGCCCCGACGGGACCAGCGGGGGCGCATGTGGGAGCGGGAGCGTGACGCTCGACCTGCCTCAGGGGACAACTGTGCCCCACTGAATGGCATGGTCACATGAACGCGGGTTGGCGTCAAGCGACTCTGCGTTCGTGTCGCTTGTGGGCGAGGAGTTCGGCGACGACGTGGAGGCTTTTGAGGGGGTCGAAGGTGCGGTCTTGCATCTTGCCGTCTGGGCCGCGTCCTGGGCGGGTGGTTTCGAGTTTGCCCTTGTCGGCCCATGAGCGGAGCTGTCTGGGTGTGGGGTAGAGGCCTTCGGTGGCGAGGTAGGCGCGGAGGTCGGTGAGGGTCATGGGTTCGTGTTCGGCGTTCGCTCCCCACCAGCGGGCGTCTCCTCGGGCTCCGCATTGGCGGCAGGTGATGTCGCCGTCGGTGTCGAGGCGGGCTTTGTTGCGGCCTCCGCATTGGGGGCAGGGGACGGTGAGGCGTTCGGGGCTTGTGGGGTAGGCCTTGCCGCGGGCGTCGTGGCGGGCGTCTCGGAGGTCGGAGACGTACTTCTTGGCGTGGGGGCTGGTGAGGAGGGTGGTGTTGTGGCGGTGGAGGTGTTCGCAGAGGGCGCGGAGGATGTCGCGGCCGGTTTCGCGGTCGTCGCGGACGGCTCTGGCGTTGTCGGCTGCTTGGGCGGCTTGTTTGCGCATGGCGACCGCGCCGTCGGCGTCTCGGTGGAGGGGGCCGGTGGTGGGCATGTCGAGGAGGTTGGCGGCTTCGCGGGCGTGGCGGGCTTGGTCGGAGTGCCAGGCGGCGAGTGTGCGGCTGGTGGCGGCGACGACGGTCTCGTGGGGGACGGTGATGCTGTGGTCTTCCTCGAGCACCTTGCACCAGGTGACGAGGATGGACTTGATGACGGAGCGTTCGGCGATTTGGTCGTCGTTGGCGGGTGACGCGGGGTCGCCTTCGGTGGTGGGGGCTTTTGAGACGCCTGCGAGGCGGGGGCGTTCGGCGAGGTCTACCCAGAGGTCGGGGAGTTCGTTGAGGGCGGTGGTGGTGGCGCGTTCGCAGGAGTCGCAGACGTCGAGGTGGCTGGCGGCGAGGCGTGGGAGGCAGCCGTCGCAGCGGGGGCATTCTTCGCAGCCGGGGGCTTCATGGACCGGGATGTCGCCGTCGAAGAGGCGGTTCTCGGCTTCCCAGTCGACAGGGTTGAACCCGTGTTGGTGCTGGGGGTCGGCGCAGGGGCAGCCGGTGAGGTGCTGGCGGTGCTGGGTGCAGCCGGAGACGCAGGCGAGGCTCACGCGTTGCCCCTTCCGCTGAGGTGGCCGTGGGTGTGGAGCCAGCGGAGGGTGCGGTTGACGCCTGCGGCGACGCCGACCTCGAGGACGGTGAGTTCGTCTTCGGTGAGGTGGGTGTCTTGGAGGATGAGGGCGGCGCGGGCGTCGATGAGGGCTTGTTCGGTGATGCGGGCGGTCATCGCCGCGGGGGGGACGATCTCGGGGCTCACGGGGCTCCTTGGTCGCTGTGCGTGGCCCCCCGGCCGTTGGTTGATTGTGTCAGGCGATGGTGGCGGTGCGGCGGATTGTCAGCGGGCCTTGAGGGCTGCGCCGAGGAACACCCATGCGAGGGTGGTCCAGACCGCGAGGCAGAAGACGAGCCCGATGATGAGGCCCCAGTTGGGACCTCGGCGGATGTTCATGACATGCCCGCGATCATCTTGTGGTCCTTGAGCCACTGAAGCGCCGCGTTGGCGCCTGCCTGCACGCCCAGTTCCACAGCGGCGGAGTGTTCGTCGGTGGGAGTGAAGCCTTCGGTCGCCATGACGATGTTGGCGAGGTCGCAGCCGTTCATGGTGATCTCTCGCATCATGTCGTCGGCGAACTTTTCGATCTCGGGGCTGGCCATGGGGGTTCCTTCCGGTGGGGCCGGGCGCGCCCTCTGCTGGACGCGCCCGGCCAGTTCATGGGGGTGGGTCAGGCGAGGAAGCTGCGGACGATGCCCGGCGCGTACGGCCTCTGGAACCCGACGACAGTTCCCGCGCGCCTGGCGGCTTCGGTGAGGATGACGCGACCGCGACGGACCTTGACGATCAGCACCACGTGGTGGGCGTTGTAGAAGTAGAGATCGCCGGGGCGCGGTGTCCGGACACGGCGGCCGGCGGCGAGCTGCTGCGCGGCGGTGCGTGGGATGCGCACCCCGACGGCCCGCATCACGGCCTGGGTGAAGCCTGAGCAGTCCACATGTCGGCGGCTGGTGCCGCCGTAGCCGTAGGGCGTCCCGAGCCACTTGCGGGCTTCACGGAGAACCCTGGCGCGGGCGCTCATGCGCGCCTTGGCCGCTCTGCGCTGCGCGAGGGCTTTCAGGTGCTGCAGGTGGAGCAGGTGCAGGTGCCTCATGTGGAGCTTGTGGAGTCGGGCGCGTTCCTTGGGGGTGAGCTTCTTCGCTGCGGGTGCGGCGATGGTGACCGTCGGGGCCTGGGCGGCTTCGGCCGGGCTCGCGAGGGTCGCGGGGAGGACGAAGGCGGCCGGGATCGCGATGGCCGCGAGCTTGCTGGCTAGCACAGTGATCCTTCCGGAGGCTCCGCCGCCCACCGGGTAGTGGGGGCGGTATTGCTTCCGCGCCCCCGCGCGGTCCTGCTCCGTGGCGGGCGGGCCTCTCGCCCTCACTGCCGAGGTCACGACGCGGCCCTCCAGCGGCCTCGTGACGGGGCGGGGCTACCGAAGAGGCGTCCCCGGGGGCTTGAGCCGCCCTGCGTGGCGCTGGTGGCCTCTGGGCGGGGGTTGCTGGTGGCCCTGTCGGTGGCGTGTGCGCTGTAGAGCCCCGCGTGGAGGGCGAACAGGGCCGTCTCGAGGTCCCCGCCGACCTGGGCGACGATCGCGGCGCAGTCGGCGTCGAGGCCGGCGACGAACTCGCGGTCGATGGGACGGCCGGAGCGGAGGCGGTCGGCTGCGGCGGCGCGGGCGTGGTCCGCCCACCACTGCACGGCGCTCACGCGGCGGCCTCGAGGGTGACAGCCCCGTAGATGTTCCACGGGGCGTAGTTGACGACGGCGTGACCTGTGGAGTGATCCGGCAGGTCGCCCAACACGACCGCCTGCCCCCATTTGTCCGGGCCGTGGATGGCTAGCAAGGTTCCAGCGATGCGTCCGGGAACGCCGTTGACGACACGGGTCAGGACGACTCGGCGGCCAATCCACTCCGCGGGGATGAGCTCGGTCACGCGGCCCTCCTGGTGGGCAGGTCGGGGACGGCGGGGAGGCCGGCCTCGACGTGGTCGACGGGGCACAGGATGTGCGGGCCGCCGTCGCCGGGCTCGACCACCAGCCACCACCCCAGGTAGGGACGCGCCAGCCACATCGGGACCTGCGCCGGGTCGACACCGGTCTCGACGAACCAGCCGCCGGCGTACGCCTTGGCGGGGTTCAGGGTCAGCCAGCGGTGCGCGAACGACGACAGGTGCGTGATGTTCGCGACGGACCAGTCACCGCCGCGGCCTTCGGCGAGGCGGTGGGACATCTCCTCGGCGCGGCCGACGCCGAGTTCACAGAGGCCCTGGCTGCGGCCAGCGACCTCGGCGCGGGTGCGGTGCTCGCTCATGCGAAGTCCCTCGCCATCGACGCCACCCGCGAGTAGTGCGGCGCCCACGCCATCGCAACAGTCCCTGTGCGACCGTGGCGGTTCTTCTCAATGATGAACTCGATCTCCCCCGGCGACTCCTTGTCGTCGCGGTGGAGCAAGATGATCTCGTCGGCGTCGGCCTCAATGGCGCCCGACTCACGGAGGTCGGACATGCTCGGCCGGCGGTCAGCGCGCCCCTCGGGGCCGCGGTTCACCTGCGCCAGCGCCACCACGGGCACGCCCAACTCGCGGGCCAGGAGCTTGAGGTTGCGCGACACCGACGCCACCTGCTCCTGGCGGCTCACCTTGTCGGTGGTCGGCTTCACAAGCTGCAGGTAGTCCACGACGACCAGGCCAAGGCCGGTGGGCTTGCGGGTCACGTCGCGTGCCTTCGCGCGGATCATCGTGACGTTCAGGTGCGCCCGGTCGTCGATGGTCAGCGGCCAGTCGGACGCCTCCCCCAGAAGCTTGCGGACCTTGCGCCAGTCCTCCTCAGTGAGGCTGCGCTGCGTGAGGCGCGTGAGGTCGACGCTGGCGGCGTCGGCGCACACCCGATCCATGAGCTCGTCGCGGGACATCTCAAGCGACGCGAACAGGGTGCCGACACCGTGCCGGACGGCGGCGTGGGCGATGACGGACGCCACGACGGATTTCCCGACCGCAGGCCGAGCCCCGACGATGAACAGGTGCCCGGCCCGCAGGCCGCCGTTCAGCTTCTGGTCCAGGTCGTACAGCCCCGTGGGCAGCGTCGCCTCCGCCGGGGACTCCCACCGTTCCATCGCCTCGAGCAGCAGGTCCCCGAACGACGGGTCCGCATCGGCGGCGCCGAACGGACTCGCTGAGGCGGCTGCGTCCACCTTGGCGCGGATCGCCTCTACCGCGTCGTCCGCGGACTCCAGCGGCGCCTCCGAGGCAAGGTGTGTGGCCTCCAGGCCTGCCTGCTGCAGGCGGCGCAGCCGCGCCAGGTCCCGCAACTTCCGGGCGTACCACTCGACGTTCCGCCACGTGGTGCACCCGGACTGGATGTCGAACAGGAACCCGGCGTCGATCCCCGGCAGCTTCTCGTCCTCGGCGCGCTGCGCCACGGGCTTCAGCTCCACCGGCTCGCGCTTGGTGTGCATGCGGGACAGCAGGTCCCACAGCGCCTCGTGCTGGGGGCGGTGGAAGTCCGTCCCGGTGATGTCGCCCAGCAGGTCGAACGCGCGGCCGGCGGACAACAGGACTGCGCCGAGGACGTACCGCTCGGTGTCGATGTCGTGACGAAGCTCGATCATGCGGACCTCCTTGCGAGGACTTCGCGGGCCTTGGCCTCGCGTTCGGCTCGGTGTTCGTTCCATGCCTGTCGAGCCCATGCGGAGTAGCCGCTGGTGCCGGGCTCGATCCCGGGCGGGGGTGAGGGCAGGGACCACTTCTCGGCGCCGAGTACGGCATCCGCATCGATGGAGCCGTCGGGTCGGACCGCGGACGGCTCTGTGCGGCGACCGAGGTCCAGAGGGGCGGCGAGGGGGTCGTCTTCCCAGCGGCCCTCATTGAGCCACTTCTGCGGGTAGGGCCGCAGGGTCTCCTCGGGGAGGTTGGGGTCGTCGCGGTAGCGCTGGGCGGCGGCGAGGATGACTGCGGAGTCAACCTTGCGGGTCTTGGTGGCCTTGTCCCAGGCGGCCTTGGCTGCGATCTTCCCGACGCGGCGGGGGTAGATGGCCCAGAAGTCATCGAACCCGGGCTTGCGGGTGGGGCGGCCTTCGCTGGCGACGAGGAGGAGTCCCTCCTGGCCGACCTCATCCCCGCCGTCAGGTGGGGAAGGGTTCTTCTCTCTCCTCTCCCCTCCTATCCCCTCCTGGGCAGAGTCAAGGTGAGAGTTGGCGTGAGTAGTAGAGCCACGTCCACCCTCACCGAAACTCTCCTGAGGGTTGGCGAGGGTTGAGGTGGCACAGTAGGGGCAACGGGTTGCCCACCTGGCGTCGACCTTCTGGTGCTTGCCCAGGTTGCGAATGCGCAGGTAGGAGCGGCCATCGGGCGTCTGCTCGCGGACGATCCGCCCGCTGGCGATGACCTCTTCGAGCACCTCAATGGCGTTGATCGGGTCAGCAGGGAGCACCTTGAGCTTGAGGGCTAGGGCGTCGTCGTCGAGGTGGCCGGCCTCGCAGATCGCGAAGTTCCAGGATCCGATGAACAGCAGCCGACCCCAAGGGCTCATCCCAACGACCGCACTGTCGGTCCAGAACTCGGGTTTGAGGTAGCGCATGCGGGCCATGTCAGGCAGCACCCGTGGCCGCGAGTTCACGGCTGTACTCATCGATCTCTGCCTGCTGCGGAAGGATCTCTTGAGTCAGCGCCGACGGTCCTTCGGTGGCGGTGACGGCTTCGCGATCTTGCAGGCGAAGTGCGAGCAGGGAGCCGGCAAGCATGAAGTGGCGTGCGAGGTCGGCAAGTTCTGGGTCATCCTCGGCGCTGGCGATCAGGCGCGCCAGGTGGTGCCGGTACATCGACGGGTAAGCCTGCATGGCGTACTCCCAGCCGAGCCCCCAGCCGCGGTGGTGCTCGTCCGAGGCGTACTCGCAGTTGGGCCCGCACTTGCACCCGCGGCTCTGGCTGGCACGGAGGGCTAGGTAGTCCTCCCGCTTCTGCGTGTACAGCGGGTTGTGCTGCCGATTGAACGGCGGGCAGTGCCGACCGATGAGGTCCCTTTCGCGGGCTGCAGCCTCAGGCCGGTTGTCGAAGTGCTCGACATCCTGCCGCCTAACGAAGGGCCACCATTCGGCCCGCTCGTTGTGCTCGCGCTGCCGTTGGACGCCACGGCCGGTGATGCCGACATAGATGAGCGTGCCGTCGCTGTCGTAGTAGCGGTAGACGCTGGTGGGGGTGCTCACGGGGGCTCCTGTGTCTCAGGTCGGTCGAGGCGTTCGGCCCCCCGGCCGGCGTGCTGGTCTATGCGGCGTTCTGTTGGCGGTGGTGGCGCGCGGTGCGTTCGGCGCGCTCCACGGACTCGACGGTGACGCCGAGTTCGGCGGCGGCTTGTTCGCGGGTGTAGCCGCGGGCGATGAGGGGCTGTGCGGCGTCCCAGGCGCGGAGGAAGGACTGGTCGCGGCGCCAGTTCTCGTAGTCGAGGCAGGCGCGGCATGGGGGTGTTCCGGCGCGCTTGTGGCGGCCTCGTCCGCCGGGGGTGCCGCACTTGTCGTCGAGGGCGCCGCCGGGGCGGGCTGTGGTGGCGCGGATGTGGCGTTCTTCGTCGGTGAGGCCGCCCCAGACGCCGGCGAGGCGGTCGGTGACGGCTTCGTCGAGGCACTGGGTCTTGACGGGGCAGGTGGCGCAGATGGCCTTGGCCTTGTCTTCGCGCTCTCGGCGGGCGGTGGCGCGTTCCTGGTCGGGTGCGAACCAGAGGCCGAGGGGGGCGCCGCTGCAGGCGGCGTGGGTGCGCCAGTTGTCGGGCTGGCGGGTGCTGGTGGTGCCGGCGACTGCGCCGGGCGTGGGGCCGTTCACGCTGCCGCTCCTGTCGGGGTGATGGTCATGCGGATCTGGTGGGGGCCGTAGGCGCGGCGGAGGTCGGGGCCGGTGACGTAGCGGTCTGAGTCGTCCACCAAGATCCCGGCGCGGACTGCCGCATCGACCAGCACTTTTGCCGTCGGAGCGAGGTTCCCGATATCGCGGCGCCGGCGGTCGGGCCAGGCGATGGTGACGACGATGTGGACGTGCTGGTCGCCGAAGCCAGCGTGGCCGCGGAGGCGGTACATGGTGGTGTCGAGCCAGTAGCGGCGGCGGGCTTCCTTGGTGGCCCAGTGGCCCCGGTCGTTGGCGTTGAGGAGCTGGGAGACGAAGCCGGGGCCGACGGCGATCTGGACGTCGAGTGCCTGGGTGGTGGTCACGCTGCGGCCTCCTGTCGTCCGTGGTCGCGCGCGAGATGGGCGTCGTGGCGGGCTTTCGCGGCACGGCGCGCTTCGCGGTAGGTCTCGAGCTGGCGGCGGATGCGGGGCTGGTGGGCGGCGCGCCTGGTGAACCGGTTGAGGACGCGGTCGACCTCGGCGATGTGCAGCACCTCGTGCCGGCAGGTCGCGCAGGGCGCCGGGGCGGTCACGCGGCGACGCCCGGGTGTCGTGCGGCCCAGTGGTCGCTGAGGGTGCCGACGGCGAGTTCGTCGGTCTCGCAGGGGTCGAGCGGGATTCGGCAGTCGCCGCACACGGCCACCCAGGCGGCGCCGACGTTCACGACGGCGCCGAGGCGGATGCCGAAGTTGCCTACGACGTTGCGGTGCTCACCCAGGTCATGGGGCCGCGCGGTGGGGCGCTGCCGCCGGCGGATGATGCGGCTCACTGGAACGTCCTCCAGACGCGCTGGAACCGGGCGGTGCCGGTTGGGGTGGAGGTGGGGACGTCGAGGGCGAGGGCGGCGCGGGCGCCGTCCCGCAGGCCCTGACGGGCGCCCTGCGCGAGGCTGGCCGCCGTAGTGGCGGCGGTGACGCGCAGGCCGGTGCTGGGGCGTCCCTCGCGGCGGTGGCGGGGGCCGATGCGCTGGGGGTCCGCCTGGAGGCGGTACTCCTCCAGGCCGTAGTCGTCGAACGTGGGCATGACAGAACTCCTGGGGAAGGTTGGGGCGGGACTAAGCGGCGTTGTCGGGGTCGCCGGGCGTCCCGTTGATGACGTCGAGGAGGGTGTTGCCGACGCCGCGCATCTGGCCGGACTTCATCGCGGCCCAGCGGTGCGCCAGCTCCTCGATCTCGGCGAGGCGCTGTTCCATGCGGACGGCGTGGCGGATGGCCTGCTCGGTGCGGGGGTCGTCGGCGGTGGGGACGCGGATGGCGCGGCCGGCGGTGACGAGGGTGCCGATGGCGGCGTCGCCCTGGGCTGCCTCGAGCAGGAGGCTGTCGAGGTGGTCCTGCGGGTAGCGGCGAGCCTCGGCCAGTGCCTCGAGCTGGGGCTCCCAGTCCAGGGGCAGCGGGATGACGTTGTCGTGCTGGGCGGTCATCGCCACCCCTCCGGCTCTTCCGCGAGGAGGGCGTCGGTGGGCGGGTCCTCGACCGTGACCTCGCCCGTGTTCATGTCCACGGGCGCGGGGGTCTCAGGGAGGGCTGGCCGCTCGACCTCGGGCGCGGGTTCGGCGCGGCGCCGGCGGACGGTGGCGGGCGCTGCCTCCGCGGTCTCGGTGCCGTGGTCGAGTTCCTCGATGCTGTACGGCATGCCCATGAGGACGTCGGCGGCGATGAGGCGGGCGATCTCCGAAGTGGCGCGGGCGATGAGCATCGCGCCGGGCTGCTTCTTCCAGTTGTCCTTGCTGGTCAGGCCAAGCTTCGCGGCCCGGTCGATGGACCAGACGGATCGCTCGACGTGCTCGCTGCCCTTGCGGCGGCCCTCGACGATGGCGCGGGTGTCGGTCGATTCCTTGACCCACATCTCGTGGCCGGCGGACTGGACGAGGCCGCGGAGGGTGAGGGCCCGCATGGCGGGGACGCCCTGGATGATGTCGATGGAGCGGAGAGCGGTCATCGGCTCCAAGCCGATCTCCCGGCCCGCGAGGATGGCTGCGGTGACCTCCTCGGGCTTCCCCCGCATGGACTGCGGGACGAAGCTGGTCTTGGCCAGGGAGATGGCGACCCGGTGGACCTCAACGACGTCGGCGGCCCAACGGCCCACGTGTGACTCGACGGAGAGGGCCGGGTGGGTCGGGTAGGCGACTGTCCCGTTCTGGCGGACGTCGAGCTCGGTCACGATGCCTCCTGATAGATGGGTGTGCCGACCAGCTCCTTGAGTCCGCGTGCGGCTCGGGCCACGGTGGCGACGTACTTGAAGGTGAGGAACGCGTCGTCGTCGGCCTTGACAGGGATGACATCGAAGCCATCCGCTCGGACCCACACGACGCGGGTGTCGGTGATGTTGAGGTCGGCCATCGGGTGCTCGAGGCCGTCGTCGCCGACGTAGAACTCGGCGAACCGGTACGCGGCGATCTGCAGGGCCGTCTCGCCGTAGACGCCTGACCTGGTGGTCTTGATGTCGTCCAGGCAGACGCGCCCGTCGGGGAGGCGGACGACGGTGTCGAGGGTGCCGGCGTACCAGCCCTTGCGGTGCGCCACCGGCACCTCGACGAGGACCGGTTCGGGCTGCCACTCGTCGAGGTACCGGGCGTAGGACTCGACATGTCCGCGCAGCGGCTCCGGGACCTCGACCGCTTCATCCTTGATGAGCTTCTCGGCAAGGGCGTGGACCTGGGTGCCGCGATTGGCGGCCTCGTCGCGCTGGCTGTACGGGGCCTGCTTGAGGGCCTGGACGATGGCGTTGCGGCCCATCGGCTGCATCCCGTAGACGGCGTCGAGGTTGTCGGCGACGTACTCGGCGACGGACTTGATGCCCCACCCGACGAGGGCCGGCTTGGGCAGCCCGTCCTTGAGGAGGGTGGTGACGCCGTCGACCTGGCGGCCGTCGAGCTCGTAGCGGTGACCGCGACCGGTGTTGATGCGGCGCAGGCCGAGGCTTGTCGGCTGGTTGTTGGTCACGCCGCACCCCCGCACCGCTCGCATTCGCGAGTCTCAGTGCAGAGACGGTCGGGGTGGCAGTCAGGGTCGCCGCAGTAGCCGCAGTGGCCCGTGACGATGGACCACGCGAAGTGGGTCAGGTCGGTGACGGCATGGATGGGGTTGGCCGCTGCCCACTCGCGCAGCGCCTCAACCTCGGCTGGGGTTGCCATCACGCTGCCTCCGTTCCGAACATGCGGTCGACGTGCTCGACGCACAGGACGGCGTGCTTGTCGTTGATGGGGGTGGCGCCGCGCCAGCGGGTGATGCGGGCGTCCGAGGGGCGGCAGGGGTGCAGGTCCAGGTAGGCGGCGAGGAGCCGCGCGGTCTGGTCGCTGGTGGTGGAGAGGGTGACGGTGCGCTGCCCGTCGAACATCTGGTGGACGGTGACGCCGTCGGGGATGCGTCCGTCGAGGCGGGCGATGACGCCGGCGACATCGACGAGGCTCAGGGTGGTCACGAGGTGCCTGCCCGCTGCCGAGGGGCGATCGGGGCGGTCCCCTGCTCGACGGTGACCGTGACGACTACCTCTCCCACCATCCCGACCCAGGTCTGGACGAGGGTGGTGGCGCGGCGCAGACCGTGAGACTCGGTGATCCGGCGTGCTGCGGCGTCAGTGGGAACGGTGATGGTGATGCCGCGCTGGTCGATGACGATGCGGGTGGTCCCGTCGAGCCACATGCGGGCCAGGCGGTGCAGGACGACGATGTCGGACTCGATCTCGGCGGTCTTCATGCCGCACGCCCCGTCCGCTGCGCCGGGATGAGCTCCAGGGCGGCAACGGGCTCAAGGTGCCCCTTGTGCATCACGAACAACGTGCCGCAGTCCCGGTCGCGCCACAGGACTGCGCACGTCTCCCGGCCGTACACGGGCCGCATGGCGTCCTGGATGGCGATCTCGGCCTGCGCGATGGGGCTGTGCTCGCTGGTGCCCGACAGGGTGATGGGGACCTCGAACTGGTCCGCGCCGCTGTCGAGGGGGTTCAGGTCGGCGGTGCCGAGGAGGGCGGCGGTGTGCCGGTCCATGGTGATGACGTTGGCGACGTACGCGGGGGGTGGAACGGGCGAAGCGGTCATGTCACACTCGTCTCGTAGGGGACGGCGAAAGCCGCCCTTGCGGTCACTGATCAGCCGGCCCCCGCCGTGGAGTTCTCGCCGTTCGCAGCGGTGAGATCCGAACTCCGCTGCGGGGGCCTGCTGCTTGTTGCTGGTGGTGCTGAGTGGTGTCCCGTCCCGCCAAGCGCTTCCCCACGCCGGGCGAGACGGGGGTCTAGGCGGCTTCGCTGGGCCGCTCCGCTGGCTTGACGGCGGTGAGCAGGGCGCGGAGTTCGTCGCGCTGCTGCGGGGTGGGTGCGGGCCAGTCCGCGAGGAGTTCGGCGGCGGCCTCGGCGATGGTCTTCACGCGGCGGCCTCGATGGGCACGCGGGGCGCGAAGTCATCGAGGGGGGCTCCCAGGACTTCCGCCAGCTTCACGAGCGTGGTGGGAGAGGGCTGGGTGCTGCCGGCTTCCCAGCGGGCGACGGATCGCCAACTGGCGCCGACTTCGAGGGCGAGGGCGGTCTGGGACCCGATGCGGTCCTCCCGCAGGGTCCGCAAGCGGACCGTGTCTACGATCCGAGCGGTTCTTGTCATGAGTGCGACAGTACGCATCTCATGCGCAGTTGACAAGCAGTAACGCGTGTCTGTTGTGCAGTTCATGCGAACGGTGGAGCAGGGCCGATGTCCCGATGCGCCCCGCATGGGGCGCCCCCTACTGCGCGCCACTAGCGACCTTGCGCACAACCCTGCCACTGTGACCCGCAACAGTGCACGCACTTCGGGAGGCAGCGGGTGTTGCTGTGGGTGATGGATGGGTCAACGATGTCGCCGTGTCCGCGACGATCGGCGAGCTCGTGAAGCGCTACCGGGAGCAGAACCACGTCTCTCAGGCGCAGTTCGCGCGGGACGTGGGCGTCTCCCTCCGCGCTGTCAGCGCATGGGAGAACGCTGAGCGGCCGGCCGCTGTGCGGTCGAAGGCAGTGCATGAGGCCCTCGAGCGGGTACTGGGCCTGCACCTGACGCCTCTCGGGGGCGGGAGGTACCGGGCGAGCCCCGGGGATGTCGTGGCGGCATTGGACGGAGTCGATGTAGTGACAACGAGCGGTGACGAGGGCCGGGTGGTGCTGAGCTTCCCCCGTGGGGTGCTGGAGCAGTTGACGCCGGTGGAGCGGGAGTTGGCGTTGGCGCGGGCTCGGGCGGCTGCGCTGGAGGCGATCCGGGAGTTCGACCAGTCACGGGTGGCGCGTGGGTCGGATGACGCGCATCGGGGCGACGGAAGCTAGCGCGACACCCCCCATGTTCGGGGGATGCCCACCCCGTTCATCGCTCGGCTGTGACGGTGGGGGTGCATAGGGTGAGGGAGTCGCCGGCCGGGGGCCGACGGTGACGAGGCGCCGACCCCGGTGCCCGTCCCCTTCAGGCAAGGCAATGTGATGGTGGGGGTACCGCCGCAGTGAGCAACCCAACCGACTCGAAGACTCTGGCCACGGACCGGCCGGTGTCCCACTCCGACTACGACATCGTGTTCCGTCCCAGCCTCGGGGGGTTGGCGTTCGGCGCGTGGTTCCCGGATCGCCCCGGCGACGTGCGGGTGACCATCGCCGCCGTTGACACGATCACCTGGCTGGATCAGCAGATGGACGCCGGGCTCCGAAGGCCTATGGCGTCCTAGCCAGGCACGACAGCGAGCCCCTCAACCCCCGGACCCCGGGTTGAGGGGCTTCACTTTGCCCCCGCACTCAACGTGTTGGTGCATGACGGAACTCGACGACGTTACGGCGCGCAGCAACACCGTGTGGCAGGTTTGGCCGGGTGCCTGACGCTCACGCTACTGCCGGTGCCCGCTGCGCCCTCTACCTGCGCGTCTCCCTCGACGCCACCGGCGAACTCCTAGCCGTGACCCGTCAGCGCGAGGACTGCCGACGCATCGCCGCGTCCCGGGGGTGGGCGATCGTCCGCGAGTACGTCGACAACTCCATCTCCGCATCTGACAAGCGCAAGGATCGGCCCGGGTACAACGCGCTCGTCGAGGACTACGCCGCCGGCAGGTTCGACGCCCTCGTCTGCTACGACCTGGACCGGCTCACCCGCCAGCCACGCCAGCTCGAGGACTGGATCGACGCCGCAGCCGACCGGGGACTGCTGCTGGTCACGTCGTCCGGGGACGCGGACCTGACGACGGACAACGGGATCACGCAGGCGCGGGTGAAGTTGGCGTTCGCGGCCGGTGAGGTGCTGCGCAACAGTGCACGCAGGAAGCGGTCGAACCGGCAGCGCGCCGATCTCGGCAAGCCACCCCTGGGGGTGCGCCTCACCGGGTACACGTCGGCGGGTGAACTCGTCCCCGCGGAGGCAGACGTGATCCGGGAGGTGTTCGCCCTCTTCGCCGCTGGCGAGTCCCTTGCCGGGTTGACGACGTGGCTGGACGGCACGAGCCTGCGGCCCCGGCATGCGGAGCGGTGGAAGCCGTCGAGCGTCCGCGGCATCCTGACGAACCCGCGGTACTGCGGCCGGCAGAAGTATCAGGGGCAGACGACGGGCACCCTCGGCGGGTGGGAGCCGCTGGTCGATGAGGCCACGTTCGACGTCATCCAGGCGCGTCTGGCGGACCCCCGGCGCAGGACGCAGGTGGGGACTGACCGCAAGTACCTGGGGTCGGGGCTGTACCTGTGTGGGGCGTGCCCTGACCGGCCGGAGCTGACGTCGTTCTCCCAGGCGCGGTACTGGTGCCGGGCGTGCGGTATGTCGCGGACGCAGGGCCCGGTCGATGAGTACGTGGTGACGTTGACGCGGGCGCTGCTGGCCCGCCCGGACCTGGCGGACCTGTTGCCGGCGCGGGATGACCCGGCGGCGAAGAGGCTCGCGGAGGAGTTGACGAGGCTGCGGCGTCGGCTGGAGCGGGTGGAGGCCGACTACGACGAGGACTTGATCGACGCCCGCCGTTACGCCACGAAGCGCGACAAGCTCCTCAGTGAGTTGCGGCGGGTAGAGCAGGCGCAGGCGCGGACCGCTGCGGGGAGGGGGGCGGCGGGTCTGGTGTCGGCGGCGGACCCGGTGGGGTACTTCGACGGGGCGTCGTTGATGATCCGGCGCGGGGTGGTGGCGGCGTTGATGCGGGTAGAGGTGTTGCCATCGCCTCGGGGGCGGCGGGGGTTCGACCCGGCGACGGTGCGGATCACGCCGAGGGTGCGGGGAGAATGACGAGCGGCCCTGCCCCCAGGTCGAGTGGGGGCAGGGCCTCGTCGAGTCAGCGGGTGGGGGTGGGGATCTCGTCGCCCGTCACGGCGTCGACGATGGTCTCGCCGAACGGGTCGCCTAGGGTGAAGTGGTGGGCGCACTGGTGGCAGAGCGAACCAGACGCCTGGTTGTACGCCTCGTCCGAGGCGGCCTCGGGGGTGTCGGCCTCGACCTCCACGGCCTGGCTGGCGGTGTAGTTGATGTAGACGATGTAGCGGCTCACGGGGTCTCCTCGGTGTCGGGCTTGGGCTGGCGGGCGGCGCGCTTCACGAGAGCGCGCAGGGCGGCACGGACCTCGGTGGAGAGGTCCGTCTTGAGGACTGCGGCGGCGTTCTGAGCGGCTACCCACTCCTCGTCGGGAATGCGGACGCTGCGCCGCGTGGTGCCCTTGCTCGGCATCTCAGCGGGGGGCCGCGACGAGGCTGCCGCTGTAGGGCTGAGGGGAGCGGCTGAGGTAGACGGTCTTGCCCCGGACCTTGATGCGGTGGCCACCCTCAGGGAACTTGGCGGAGGGGGCGATGGGGCCCATGTACTCGCCGAGCACGTTGTGGCCGAGGCCGGTCATGTCGTGGATGACCTGCTGGCCCTTGATGAGGTTCTCGCTGTTCGTCATAGGTAGGACACTAGAGGGTGTCATGACAGGGTGTCAAGCCACCCTGGTCGACCGAACGGGCGATCTGGTCCCAGTCATCCCCATCCCCAGTCCACCCGATCCCCGCCGCGTCCCCCCCCCCCCCCCCCCCAA